CCAGTGAAGATGTATACTACCGAATTTATATTCATTACAACCACGTTAAAGATGCGGATGTAGAACAGCATTGTCATCAAATACAGAATGTTATCACATCTATCTCACAGACCATGGTGTCTACATCGTCGCAATAACCGGTGTCCATTTTTGGAACTTTTCGGAGAAAGTAAATAGATGCGGCACTTTCTCCAATATTCCTTTTTCTTTCATGATGTTCCGGAGATACTTACTCATCTTCAAAGAGGGAACACATGCCGTTCCGTGAGATACTCCATTCTCATCTGACAATTCATAAATGTCGGGGGCCTCCGTTTTTGTAATAAAGAAGCGTTTTGAACCGCCGCTATCGCTACCACTGTCACCACACTTCTCTTTATTTACCGCGCCTTGGGCGGGGAGGGCACATGGGGCAATGACTACAGTCTCTTGTTTTGGAGGCGGAGCCTCCGTGGTAGCACCAGAGATGAATTTATTTACACTACCTACCTTGTAGCGATTTACCTTTTTTACCAAGTCATCATCAAAGTTATACAGTATATTTCTAAATTTAATAAACAAGGGACGGAAATAGATACCTCTGGTGGTATACGGAAGAGTAGACATGTGTTCATTTATCATGGTTGAAATTTGGTTTACATGAAAATGTTTTTTCACACAGATGCGGAAGGGGTCGTATCTATCATACTGATATTCGCTATGCAAAACTTGGTACAACAAATTAAGACGCTTTGGAAGATTAACATTGGTAAGATGTTTTCCCTTACATGCAAGAATATCATTTGCGAGATAAAACCAGCGTCCATCTTGCATCTTTGTCATCTCGCCTTCAAAAAGGGTGTCTTCAAAAAGACTATCGTTAAATTGAATAGGCACAATAATCATGCGCGGCAGGAAATACCCTTGTTGTACCTTCTTGTCAATAAAGATGCAGTATCGGTTGAAATTGAACCGCGTCAAGTACATAAAATAGGGGTTCCCGTTGCTGCGAAGACACACTAAATGCGGGTTCCGTTGAATGTTGGCGGGACTACGATTGGCATCATATTTATCAAAGTGCCGCTGGATGATTTTAATACCATATTGGTCTTCTAAGCGGGTCAAAATATCACGTTTTGTATCGTCTGACTTTATATTAAACGATACTCTGTCGCAAAAAGAAATCTCTGCAGTCTGCATGATTAATAAATCTTCTGTGTAAAACGTTTATATAGTATGCACGGAAGATGGTATCAGTGTTATTATATTCTATTTACATTCCACATACCAGTATTCCTTATTCAATTTTTGGCATAGCACCGGTAGCTTCGCAATAAGCGGTATCATAAGATTCATACGAATTCTCTTGGTCGTCGTAGGCATGAAGGCCATTCATACCCGTAAGACTTCCCATGGTATTCATGTCATTTTCTTCACCATATTCATTAATAATCATCTGGTCCTTGAGTGTCTGTTTTACCGCGGTACTCACCACGGGCTTCTCTACGTCTTTGGCAGGGTTCAGAGGTGGAAACTCACATGCAGCAGTCGCGGTCCCGGCAGCGTCTACATTGTCCACTACAGGAAGACTTCCCATGCCCTTCTTAGGCATAGGACAAGCTTTTATAGGTGCCATCATCTCTTGTTCATGGGCGAGTTCCTTGTTTTCGGGAAAAAACTTTGCCAGTGCTGCATCACTGTCTCCCGTGTCGGCATCGCCTCCGAATACGTATTTCAAAAGTTCTTCACGCTCCTTTGCGGAGTTGTCGCGTTCTTTGGTGGGCAGAGGTTCGTTAATACGTTCTTTTGCTTGTTTGGAAATGATAGCATCTCCTACTTCTACGGGTGCAGGGACCGCTTCTTTTTCTTCTTCGCGTTGCTGGGCAAGGGTCTTCATGGTTTCTTTGGCAGCCTCGGGTGCAGTGACAGTGTTAGTCCTATCAAAGAGGATATTTTTAATAAGAAAATGAAGAATAAAGATGATGAGAACAAACAGGATGGTGTTCTTGATAGCAGTGCCAATCATCGTATAAAAGATACAGTTTACATATACGAACAGAAAAATTGATTTTGAATACACAAACTTAGCATCTATAAAAGATAAAGAGTGTTGCCCCGCGTTGCCAAAAAGAACATGAGCAAACAACCATGTGCTACATCTCTTAGTCGCCAAGGATATTCTATTAAGAAAGATACCATTGATGAAAAGGGGCTTTCTAAAATAAAAAAAGAACTCACTGTTTCTCCCTTTGTTTTAGAAGATTACTCTTTCGGTCCTCCTCCTGAATTTAAACTTTATCAAGAAGGTCCCACGAAAATCTATGTGCCAAGAACTTATGGTTTAGACCGCTTCGGCGTTCCCAACGTGAATAAATTGGATGCGGGGAAAAAAATCAATGTTCCATTTTTGGGTAGTCTTCGCAGAGAACAAGATGCCCCCGTCGCCGCATTTATGAATGCTTGTCGTGATCCCGCGAAAATGGGTGGCATTCTTAACATGACGTGTGCGAGTGGAAAAACGGTAATGGCAATCTATATTGTAACACAGCTTTCACGCAAAGCCATGATTATCGTACACAAAGACTTTCTTCTTCAACAGTGGAAAGAGCGGATTGAACAATTTGCACCGGCGGCACGTATTGGCATTATTAAAGCACGTCAATGCGAAGTGGAAGATAAGGACATTGTTCTTGCTTCCCTGCAGAGTTTGAGTATGAAAACATATTCTCCGGAAATTTTTGCGGACTTTGGAACTGTTGTAGTAGATGAATGTCATCATACGAGTGCGGAAGTCTTTAGTCGTGCATTGCGAAAAGTTGCATTCCGGTATACACTGGGTCTTTCCGCCACCATTAAGCGTAAAGATGGCCTCGCAAAAGTGTTTCAGTGGTATCTGGGCAATGTTGTATATAGCAATGTAGAAGAGAGTAGTACTAAGCGGGGAAAGAAGGATGATATCACGGTGTCGCGGCATCCCAAAGATACAGTACATATTCATGTATTCAAATACTATGAAAATGACCCCATGTATTCTACAGAACACACATTCATGATGGGGAAACTCAATGTCGCGCGAATGATTAATCAGTTATGTGAATACACTCCGCGCAATCTCATGATTTGTAATATTATCAAGAGTATCCTTTCTAAAGAACCGGAACGCAAGATTTTAGTGCTAAGCGATAGGAAATCGCAACTCTATGATATAGATTATAAACTGCGTCAACAAAAGATCGTCGCCGATGGTTGTGGTTTCTATATGGGTGGCATGGGTGTAGACGACCTTAAACAGAGCGAAGGAAAACAAATTCTTCTGGGAACATTCCAAATGGTATCCGAGGGCTTTGATGTCAAGAGTTTAGATACACTTATTCTTGCTTCGCCGAAATCTGATATCATTCAAAGTGCCGGGCGTATCTTGAGAGAGGTACCAGAGAAACGAAAGCACATACCGCTTATTGTAGATATCATGGATACGTTCTCCCTCTTTGAAAAACAGGGGTGGAAACGCCTGTCTTATTACAGAAAAAGTAAATACGAAATAGACTACAAGTATGTGGACGACAATGGGTGTGTTCGCAAAAACAAAGAGGGGGATGGTGGCATATTCATCAATACGCGTAAATTGGTGGATCTCAAGGGGTTCAAAATCTCTGCATTAGAGAGCGAAGACGATTTAGAAGCTGCGGGTGTGATTATTCAGAAATAAGACGACATGCCACCGGTTGATCTACATAACCATTGTCTTTTTTTGGTTCAAGGTCAATGGGTCCAATCTTTCCAAGCCATTCCACATCGTAATTCGTAGTCTTCAACCATTCATAGAATGCTTTTATTTCGTGTTTCTCGTACGTCGGGTAATTTAGAAGCTCATCAAATACGATAATACTACCAACACGCAACATGCCACCAAGTATGTCAAATGCACATTTCGTGGAGCTGTAAAGATCACAGTCTACGTGCAAGAAGGAGATAACTTCGCCCTTGTGTTCTGATGCGAATTGCGGAAGCGTAGTATCAAACCACCCTGCAATCAGCTGCACATTGGACGGTACTGCGGGAAGACGTTTCTTTAAAGAAAAGGCCCCTTTGGCAAATTTCATATCAGGGCGACCCCAGTCTTCGGGGAGACCTTCAAAGCTATCAAATCCATAGATGGTCTGTGTAGGCATTGCAACTGCCATTTTCCTGATAGAACGTGCGGAGTATACCCCCAGTTCCAGAACAATTCCGTCTTTAATACGTTCCAGAGTAAGTGCATGTTCCAACGGTGCGATTTCCAAAAGTGGCATAGTATCTACCATGTGTTGTACAAATTCATTGTAGTCTTTTTTCATGCTGTTGTATTTATAATTTTGATACATAAAATACATATCTTTGTGGGACCGCGAATGTATAGATGTAAAAAAATATTCTGAATTACAAAGGGCTTCCGCAGTTGGTTACACATGGGGCCATCTCAACAGAAGAAATATACATTTGTTCATGTGACAAAGAGTGGTGGTACGGCATTTTATTCATACTTTACAAAACACTTGAGCGAATGGTTTGAAGGGAACAGAAAACATACACTTCTCTGTGACAAATATACAAATCCCATTCTCATTCTTCGTCATCCTGTGGAACGTTTTTTAAGTATGTACAAATACTGGAAGAATGGAAGTGATATGCACAGACCAAAACAAACATCAGATAAAATCCGTGCCGCCACCATCAAAGATTTCATTGATATCTTCAAGCGGGGACGCGATAACCCCGCTATCCTTAAAGAGGAGTTGTATGGACGAAACTATCTCTGGGATGCCCATTATAAGCCAACAGACCACTGGATTAATGGGGTAGACTGGAAATACATTACCATAATTGTATATACAAAACATTTGGAAAACATTATTCCAGATAAGCTCTGTGCTACCCTTAACATCCCTGTACCTGAAGCACGTTTGGAAACAGTAAATGTGAGTATCGCAAAAGAACCAGTGATGCTTGACGACGAAGACATCGCATTTATAAAAGAACAGTATGCCGCAGATTATAAATTATGGGATGCAGTACATACAAGCCCTGAACTTTTCCATGCCGTCATCCGTGAATGAATAATTACTTTTCGTTTTCATTTTTGTATCCATACAAACAAATAACATTACAGTGTTTCTTATGGTACCACCATCTCTTATCAAAAATCTCGCACATATCTTTTTCACAGGACCCGCTCTTATCTATGTAGGAATTCATAAGACATCCAATGCTCCATGGATTTTCCGGACAATGGCAATCGTCGGGGGCATTCTGTTCTTCTACTTTCTGTGGAAGTTTGCCATGAATGTATCCGAACTCTGGTATCTTGTACATGCCATTATCTTTATGTCTCTAATCTTCTACGTGGGTTGGAAACAGGGAGCCGTTAATCCCACCTTATTCTCCTTTCTCATAGCCATCGGATTTGGTGCGATTGGATACCATAGCTACCGCTTTTTGGGTGCCACCATTTTCCGCAAACAGGTTCTTTCTTCGCCGACCATAGACATCATGGTGTAAAATAGAAGATACAACAGACAAAAAAATAAAACCATTCATATAATAAAAGAACACGAAACCCATTCCATCATGTCAACGATGATTACAACTATTAAGAAATCTCTTACCGCTCTTTCTGCCCCCGCCATCGCAAAACTCATTACCCTCGCAGTTCTTCTTACTACACCTTTTTGGTCTTACATGAAATTGGGGTTCCTTCAGCACATTTCGTTTAAGGTACTCTTCCTAATTGCTATTATTGCGTTGTGCTTCTACGATTTCCAACTCGCACTTCTCTTGACCATTATCTTCCTGGTGATTATTATCAACGGCAACCATGTGAAGATTGTAAAGAGCAAACTCAATGGCGGCAGTCTTATTGAAGACACCAAAGAAGAATTCAACATTGCTGAAAACCTCCCCAACGAAGAGTGTTCCAGCTTCAAGAAGAATGAAATCAACAAGGACCTTGTAGCACACTACATTGACGACAAGATTAAGCCCTATGAAGTGTACATTAAGATGCTTGTCAATGAAGAAGCTCTCGCCGATGCTTCAAATGGTGCTCTTGCGGTAGAACAAGCGTCAGAGGAACCCGTTGCCAATGCATAAGTACTTGTACCACCGTGTCTAATTATTTTTCTTTGACATCCAAATCATCACTTGGAGCCTTGAATGCAAAATCACTAAACAAATTCCCTGCGAGCTCTTTATTTTGCATTCGCTCGGCTTCTCTTTCTCTTAGGCGTACTCTACGTAGAGCTTTCGAAAGTTCTTCATCTATATTCACAACGTATTTATACTTTTCGCCCACGATTTTCATATCTCTGTAGATACTTTCAAATGGGCCGCGGAACAACTCATTTTGAATTCTAAGACCACGTTTATCCAACATTGCAAACAATTCCTTCTCCGCCTTTCTGGGGTCATTTACTTTGAACCATGCCAGAATTTCGGGGTCTACTAATGTATTACGGTAACGATATAAAAGTTGATGCTTCTCTCGTTTCGTAAATCCAACTTTGAAAATCTCTCTATCGCCATCTTTGTAAAACGCACATGATACAATGTATAGATAACCGTGCGATTGCTTACTAAAGATCTTCATGTTATGTATGATATTCTATATTATAGATGCACATCTCTATAAGTAGATATTGTATACCATAACCATGCCATAAATACACATATCTGTGTGTATCGGTCAGGATAGGGGTGGGAAGGGGGAGGGGACGCTACATGTAGTGTGGCGGAAAACAAAAATCAGAAGGAGCGCTTACGAGCGGCTAATCCGTTACCGGCGAGAATAATTTGTACCAACACCAGTATCATAAGGATAATAATGGCAAAGAGGATGTATGACCTACGCTGCTGGTTTGTAACACACTGGCTATCTTTCTTGTACATATATACGATGAACATGATGGTGAAAGCCAGGGTGTAAATGCCGAGAAGAACAGGGAAAAGTAAACTACGTTTCATAATGAGTATAGTGTGCGCGGCGAGAAAGAGTGCACCCAGAAGAGCCAGAACAATTGTTACGGTGATGGACATGAGTAGATTATTTATTTTATGAAAGCATTATTTTTTGCCAGGGGCCTTATCGCCCCAGTAAAACATATTCCAGTTGTTAAGACGGCGACTTGGCATCCTCTTAATAATCATAGCAATGCCCAGAAGCCAAAGGAAGGAACCACCTGCAATTACAATGTACATCATGTTACGTGTGATTTTCTGCTGTGAAAACAGACCACCAATGATAAAGAAGGCAGCAAAAACAAATGTCGTGAGGAAAAGCACGTCGCGTTTGCGGGTGTAAGAGTTGGCTTTGTATTCACTAAGGAAGAATGCTTCCTTTTCTTTCATAACATTCGTCTTGAGAATATCGTTGGTACGCGCGAGAGTACCACGTGCCTTGTGGTTTTCTTTGGAGACGTGTTTGTTAAGACTATAGATTTCGTTATAGTTGTTAAGTTGGTGGGTGATATCTTTAAAATTCATAATATCTTCGTCAATCGTTGGTATAGATGCAATTCCCATTTACATAATAAAAATAATTTTTTTACACGCTATTTGGTAGCAAACATGTTACGTATCCACAAAAGCAGATAAACAAGCACAATAAGCGTCATAATGGTACCCATGCCCATATACACCCATTTCTCCTTCTTGATAAACAGAAGGCCGGTTCCTGCAACGACAACAACAAAGGTAAAGAAGATAGCAGCCATGAATTGAGTACGGGAACCAGTGTACCTCTTGTAAATTTCACTGTTTGTGTTTTTCAGAGTGCGGACGTTCAGTTGATTATTGGAGATGTCTTTGCTGAGCTTGTTGTTTTCGTAACTTGCCATGAGTGTCTCGTCGCTAAGTTTTTGAAGTTCGGAAACGATTTCAACTGTCTGAAGCTCACGGGTACTATCATCGCCTGCGTATGCTATGCCGCGATTGTTACGCCTGAGGTAATATGCCAGAGCATCTGGGATGCCCTGATAGACGGTACTGTGAATTTCTGTGACACCAAAGGGAGAAGCGAGGTCGTTTACGAAATTGTAAGTGTACATAATCTTTGCGAGAAGACAGTGACGAGCACCAATGAAGTTTCCTTCTTTGGTGTATTTCTCCATAACGACTTGAAGGAAATCAAAGAGGATCATGGGGTAACACGTCTTGATGTACATATCCACTAACGTCTTTACGGTAAAGAGGGCGATGTTCTTGTCGGGGATGTTCTTCGTAACAGTACTTGTAAATGTATTTACCATAGTGGTACGCAGAAGAACATAGTACTGTGTGTAGCTACTGGAAGTCATGGCCTTGGGGTCAGAAAATGCATTCACAAAACCAGTGTAATCGCTTTCCGCAATCTTCTCTGCTTCAAAGAGAGCCTTCATAGATTTGATGCTTGTGTTGCGGAGTGCTTCTTTCACAGCTTTGTAATCATCGCCGAAAATTCCCTGGATGTACTGTATAGCGTAATTGCGAATGCGTTGTGACTCTTTCGCCTGTTGCCTCTGAGTAACGTTTTGAATATTGTCAAAGTTTTTGGTGGTATCTTTGCGTAGACGAGTACGAGCATCTTCGAAGTATACCGACGTAGCTCCCTGATAAATAGCACCGAAGTAGCGATCAAATTCCGTATGCGATGCACTCTTAAGATATTCGTTTACATCTCCCCCTCCAAGAATTTGGATATAAGCATCAACCGCATCTTTAATACCTGCAATCATGCGTCCCTTCAACTCTTTCGGCGTGGATGTACTGGTTTCCACAATGTTTAGAGAGATCTGATTCGTCATGGGGTCACCAGAATATGAGTTTTTGCGTATCTGTTCTTGCAAGTTTATTGTTGCTGCGGACGCCGAACCATTATTAGAGGTAGATGTATTCTCCGAAGGTGATGGTGTATAGTTCGTCTTGGAAGTACCTATGGTTGCAAGGAACATCTTATCTTCTTTGTCTTTGGGGAATTCCGGTACCTTTCCAAGGCGTTCCAAGTACTTGTCTACATCAAAACTCATTTCAAAATTAAAGTTGACACTGGAGATGGGGACGGCATATTTATTTGTATCTACTACTTTAGTATCGGTTGCATAAAACCTTTTTAATGCTTCTGGTATGTCATATACATTGGAGGAACCATACAGCATCCGAAGCTCTGTATCATAATCTGACGACATTTTAATAGTATCGGATATTTTATTTTGCCCAAATGAGAAGACTATTTCTGTGATCAATAACAAAAAGAAAGATAATAATAGTGTTACGATTAATGTAAGCGTGGTATCATCGTACTATACACAACAACGGTAAGCAATATATGTTCCCGCTGTAGGACTGGGCCGTGTTACTTTAACCATTTCCCCACTCTTAATAGCATAATATTTTGCGATTGGGTCACTCTTAAGAATGACTGGGAATTGGAACTTACTCTTTACATTGTACTTCTCTACAAGTCTTGCAATCTCTTCTTGATCACGAATCACTTCGTGTTTCGGGACCAATTCATGTTTCGTAATATTAAACTGCAACGTCTTTACCTTGTAGCATTCAATGTTTAGACCAAGTGTATTTATGGTTTTCATATTGTTACTCGTAATGTCATCATTCGTTACCAAAATATAGAGAGCAAATGGTGTCTCGTCGTCAAAATACTTCTTCACTTCCGCCCATTTAAACTTAGGGAGGGTATAGTAAATAATTTTTGTTTGAGAGGGTAGCAGGATTTCAATAACGGGTTTCAAGTTATCCACTTGAAGCACATCTTGTACATGTTTTGTACTTACATTGCCATTGTCTATGCCTCTATCTGTAAGCATCTCCAAAATGGTTTGGAAGCTCCGTGTAATCTTTTCAACATCCATATTTACCCACACGTGTGTTTATTTACTTGTTAGTAAGATATTTGGAAACGTGTAATAACGTGCAGGGACTTTGTTATTGTAAATAAAAACAAGACAATGTTTTCTAAACTTCAAATTTTTCTTTAGGAAGATCACAACTCTTCTTCTTCGGCTTCACCAAAGGCACTCTTGAAACTATAACCCTTCCATCCTTCTACCTTCATGTATTTCGATGTCTTACCCATGATTTTCGTGAGACTCGTGTTAAATGCCTTCTTCGTTGCCTTGAAGTGTGTCGCATTTTCTTTCACCCAGTATTGGAATTTGTTATAGAGTTCCGTAACCGACACGAACCCACGGTCTTCCTTCTCCAATTCACTTTCCACAAACTCGGCAAACACATTATTCTCCTTCTTGTATTCTTCAGTACAGTGCAACACCGCCTTCGGCTCCATAATCCCCTCTTGCATATACATTTTATAGTATTCAATCAGAAGTGCCATGAAGTGCTCTTTCCAGCATTCAAACTTAGAGGAGAGATCCATATCCATCATGTGTTCATTCTTCTTTGCTGGGTCAGGTGTCAATGTAAATTTAGAGGTGTATTCTACCACACGAAGACGACGCCATGTGCCATCGTCATCTGCATTGATGTGTGGCAAGTGGTTGCATACCAGGATCATCTTGAACCTCGGCTTGAATTCAATGGGGTCCTTGAAAAGAGCTCGGGTCATAATCTTGTCACCACCTGTATATTCCTTCATCTGACCCACGTAGAGCTTCTCATCATCATCCGGTTCCTGAAGTACAGCAAATCGCTTCCCCTTGGTACGTGCCAATTCTGGACTGGCGGCACTGGAAGATCCACGTTTCTGTGTCAACAGGGTCACAGGGAGCTTCACACAGTAATCCCCGAAAGCACTCTCAAACAGTTCAATAATCTTTGACTTCCCGTTAGCACCCACTCCCGTCCAAATATGGAACTTCTCTTCGCGTACATTACCATTCAAGCAACTTGCCAACATCAGGAGGACGTACTTGCGGATATCTTCATCCATCAAAATCTTGCGGATGCTCTCCATCATTTCAAGTTGGTGCGGGTGGGTCTCATCATAAGGCACATAGTTAATGTTTGTACTGAAAGAGATGAAGTCATCGGGGCGACCCTCACGGAATTCAAGTTCATCCAGGTCGTAAACACCATTCTTAAAGCCGATAAGATGACAGTAGTCATCCAACTTCTCTTCAAACTTGGGTACATAGAATAGTTCCTTACACTCCTTGATAATATTGTCCTTGAACGCTGTGGTCTTGAGCTTCAAGGCAATCGCATTCAATTCCTTGGCAGTAGTGGCGGCGCGATCAACTGCGTCTTCTTCATCTGTATTTGCGGCAAGAGCGTTATACTTAGCTGCGTAACGATAATAGATAGTAGAAACATCTTTGCTCAACTTGCTCCTCAGCGAATGCCCCGAGTCGCATTCCTTCCACTTGTGATCCACAAACTCATACCATACGTTCTGCTTGTAAGATGCACATGCATAGTCATAGCGATAGAGGAAGTGTACCACCTTGGCGATATCATGGTGTGTGCCACTCCTACTACTGCGAATAAGAGCATCCAAATCACGGTCTTGGATCTCTTGGAATTTCTCGGGATTGTCTTTACGTGCCCACATCACCAGAGACCCAATACCAAGACCACCTTCCCGCATGTAATTCCAATGGCGTTCGCATTCCCCCGCCTTGTATTTTTCACTGAGCTGACTAAATTTGTCCCAGTCTTCCAGGAGGCGATCATCAATGTTACGTAGACACCACCCCACACGCATCCATTCATTACGATCCTCTGCCCTTTCCTTGCCCAGACATTCTACGACGTTCTTTACATACTCCAAGTTCTCGCATACGTGTACCGTGTTGTTCTTGCGGCTCCCGCGGGTCTTGTTAATCTTCTTGAGAATGCTCTCTTTTTCAAACTGAGCTATTTCATCGCGACATTCTACCAAGAGAGGGGTGGCAATGTATTTATTGCGAATAGAGAAGAGACGTACCATATCCACGGGCAATACATCAATGGGTTGCTCTGTCATGGTCATTGTCTTTCCGGTGCCCGTACACACAATTTTGTAGGTCGCAAGATAAGGCTCACCGCCCTCCTTTTTGCTACCATACATAAACCAGTTGTTCTTGTAGATTACGGCTTCATCAACCACATCTTCAATCTTGTTCTTTAGAGGAAGGTCTTTGAGGATGTCTTTCACCATGGGTATGACCTTTTTACGAACAATAAGTTGGACAGATGGTTTTGTGATGACATCGGGAAACATGATATGCACCCCATCTTTTACGATCTTGAGGGAACCACTCTCTGTCAGGGCGGGTCCACTTTTCTCCATGACGTATGCGGTCATGGTAGTGGTTTCATCGGTAACAATGTAGTTGTGTAAAACACTGGCATACGCTTCTACCACTTTTTGGATTTGTTCGCGTGTGTATTCTCTTTTCGGTACATCGTCTGTCGGTTGGAACCGGAAATCCAAATCAATCAATACGGGAGAAAGTTCACGGTGCTTTTCCGTTAAATACAAGTCTTCTTTATTGAGGAAAGCATTTTCATAATTTACCATAAAGTTTTCCAGTTCATCTCCTGAGATGTAAAATGCTCCCTTAGGGTATCCAAGAGACGTATGTGTAAATTCGCACCCCTTTTCTACGCGGAACTGAGAAATATAGTCGCAAAATCTCTTGGTAGCAGAAGCACGTGTAGTGCTTCCGGAAGCACCTGAGACACCGGAACGACCAGCAGCCGCCATATTGTCGGGCAAAATCTTTACAGGCGTGTTAAAATTAGGCGGTACTTCTCCAGCCCCTTGCTGATTATTTGTTACGTTTGTTGAAATAGTATGTTCACTTGAAGGCATTTGTGAACCTTCCATGCTTAATTTACTATGACAGGTTTATTTTTATATCCTTGTCATCAATTTTTAATTTGCTTTTACACCGATTAAAAATGATAATTTTAACCGAATAAAAACATCGAGAGCATGGGGAGTATGTTACATATTTGTGTGATACATGTCCACGGCGTCCGATGGATTTGTGTCACTTAAAAAGTAGGAAGTTATTCATTGGCGTTGTCGTTGGCGTTGGCGTTGTCTTTGGCGTTGTCTTCAAAATGTTCAGATGTTTTATTGTAGTCTGAACGTTTGCGAGAAGACCCCACGGTTTGTTCTGTTGTAATATGATAGTTCAAAACTTGATCCAAAGTAGGGAAAGATGTGATGTTTTCTGCACGGGGCTCTTGTTCGTTTGATGAAGGGAGAGGCCGTCTTATAGGAATACCGGAGAGTGTTCCAGTCTTTTGATAATTGTTATGTCGTGCTTGTATGTATGTATCTGGTGCACTATAATTATGATAAAGACTGGTGTTCTGTTCTGTTCTTTTATAAACATGAGAAAGTTCGTTTATGGTGGGCATTGATTTACGCATTCGTTGTTTTATTTGATATATCTCCTGTCTCAAATTAGATATCTGGTTTTGCATCATGGCTATCTTTGCACTATCAGATGGTGACAATGATTTCTCGGTTGCTGTTTCCGTCTGTGGTGATACTCCTTTTTTACTTTCCACAGGGGTTTTACCAAAAAACCATTGCCACCGCATTGTTTGTTTACCATCATATAACATTTTAACCACGATGATAACAAAAACAACGGATACTATCTAACTATGTTTTATCTTTCAATATTATAGAAATCTTATCATAAGATGCCCAAACGCCCCCCAACAACACCGATAAATAATGCAGAGATAACGTATTGTTCTCCTGCAAGACACGAAGAAGGATTACGTACCCGCAGCTGTTTTAAGAAATCAGAGTTGGTGCAAATAGCCAAAGACATCAACGTTAAGTACCAGAAAAATATTAAAATAGGAAATAAGCCCAAGGAAATACTCCATCGGGAGATTATGGAGACGTTCAAAAATGAATGCGGGGATAAAGAGTATTGTTGGGTAGATAAAGCATTGGTAAAACGTGCTTCTACATTGGCAAAACAAGCTTTCCGACCACCAAAACCCAAAGAATGGAATGTAAATCCCCGCCAATGGCTAAACACGTATGATATATTGTATGTACTAAAGCAGTATGAAGAACGCATAACAAACTTCATGTTCACTGGGGTTTATCCCATTGATTTTCAAGAGAGATATACAGATGGCACTTGTATTGGAGAGAGCTTATGTACATTTGACATTCATAAAGATGTTCTTGAAAAAGGGAAGCGGCGTTTTGCAATCGTACTAAATTTAGATAAACATTATCAAAGTGGCTCTCACTGGGTAAGCATTTATTGTGACCTCCGTGTTTCTTCACCCAATTACGGCATTTTTTACTACGACAGCACGGCACATCCCGCACCCCCAGAAGTAAAGCGTTTTATGACCCAGGTGCAAGAACAAGTTCGCCAATCACCCTCTTATTCCGCATCTTCCAGTAAAAAATTCGTCGTAAAAGAAAACGTCCATCAAAAACAGTACAAGAATACAGAATGTGGCATGTTCAGCATCGTCTTTATTAGCCAGTGCCTCAAAGAAATCCCCTTTGATGAAATATGTAAACGAATGCACAAAGATGATGGTATACATGCCATTCGCAGTGTTATTTACCGCCCCAGAAACACATGAATGTACTCTACAACCACTTGCTCTGTCAAACAAAGCATATAAGACATGAAAGTATTACTGTTAATATAAACCAGAGGTCTTGTTTGCACGGCATGAATACTCAAGACGAGACACGCGGACAAGGACCAGTAACCAATCTGGGCATTGTTATTAATTATTGTTCTAATGAAAAAGCATTCATTGATAGTTTGATCCGCGAATGTTCACGAATTTCTCCTTACATTAGTGTGGCGTATGGAGATCACATGTATGATGGAACTCCTGAGGATACAACTTACCTTCTGGAAAATATCCGCCGGAAGTACCCCCATGTAAAGTACGTACCTTATTCTGTAGATGTGGCGACCGATCTTTATAAAATGCGTGGCGTAGTTCAGAGACCCACTGCTTATTGGTGTAATCTTGCTCGTTGGAAGGGATATCGTGCCATTGAGGAACAGGCTGCATCAGAGAAGGGAACCATAGACTGGGTACTATTCTTGGACGCGGATGAAATTCCGGTAGCGGATATGTTTATGGATTGGGCATCGCGTCTTAGTTCTCGGGACGAAAAAGGCTATACATTGATGTTGCCACCAACACACTCTTTTAAGTTTGCAAATTATTGGTACTTTAAGAATGAGACAAATCAATCCACAGTATTTGAAGACAGCATTCTTATGATCCATACTGATATGATTACAGAGGACAGTGTCTTCCACGATCTTGAGAGAGATGGCATCTTAGCAGTAGCAAAACCACAACAATATCGCATGGTAAAAAGTGCCACAGGAGAACCCATGTTCCATCATTACAGTTGGGTAAGAGGTCGTGCGGGTCTCACAAAAAAATTAAAAACTTGGGCACACCGTGATGATATCTTCAAAAACACAGACGTGGAACAACTTATCGCATATATTTATCGAAATGATGACGCAAATGATATTATTCATCACTACACATACAAGAAGGTGGTGTGTCCATGGTCATTTATCTTTTGATGGGAAAGGCCTTGCAAATGTGGGTGGTATCAACCGATATCTGTAAATTCTGCAATATCTTGTCGGTATTTATTTTTTTCTACAAAGACAGATACCTCTTCTGCAAGAACTTCCAACACGGAATGTAGTGCAGGGGGAATACTAAACTCCACTTTTGTTTTTGTTATGGGTGTGTTTTCTTTTTGTGGTATACTACAATATTCCATGTCGGGATGACTATTGCTATATTTTAGTTCTTTTTTTATAGGCTTCGTTTCCATAATCTCTATCATCTTGTAGATATCAGGGCTGTGATTTTTTATGAGATAGTGTACCAACCGATTGATATTCACGTTGCCATCTTTTATTTCTCTCACAAATTCACAGGCTTCGTGATAATAAATGGATAGACATGTATTACAAATATCTACAACGGGACGACGTTGGTATCCATTCCAACAGAGACTGGCAAATTCATTCTTCCTCGGGTCATATTTAAATGCAGATACTCCTTTCCATAAAAAGGTCTCATTGCAACACATACAAACACGGTTACATAGCCACATGCCCCCGTAATCACATGTTGCATTTTCTACTAAAAAGAATATTAGATCTAAGAGGTTTTGTTGTTTTTTTAGAGATGTCATAGTGCTATCTGAGGTTGTCCGTCTGTTATATATACCTTTTATTTCTACTCTCCACAGCATACGCACATCATTAGCTTTGTATTTTCGTGGTATCATAATACCCATCCATGGCTTCAAATTTTGCACACGACAACTATCAGGTAGTGTATTTTTTCTTGTATCTATGACTTGTAAACTCCAGTTCAATGCGGTGGTCTAAATTTTGAAAGTCATAGAGGTTCCCGTAGCGGTCTGTAAAACGGAAAGAGAGTTTGCTAAGACGTGGGATGGGGGGATTGTATACTTTTATAATACTATTATCTTCGGATATCAACTGGGTGCCGCTATTTGGCTTGGGAATAACCGCGAGGGCATTGTTTAAGTATTTCCCATTGCTTTTGATATATTGGGCATCTTTGAGTGTCATGATGATGTAATTATTGAAATTGAAGTTTTTACGATAGGGCGGTTCTATTTGTGTAGCGGCATCTGAGTTATACATAACACCCTTCTTAAACCCGAGGAGTTCATGTAGCGAATTCAGTTCCGAACCCGTAAAATCAAAACTATATGATCCATCATTGCCTTGGAAAATAAACTTATCCTTTGTGGCATTGTAAGTTACAGATAATTTCGCTTTCGGGGCTTGTGCTGTAAGTACCGATGTTAACATCTGTGCAAACGTGGTCTCTGTATAATCCCCATGGGTTAGTTTAACTGTGATAAGTTGCCCTGCATTCCATATTTTTAAACTATCAAAGTACTGGTTAATCATATACATAGAGAAGGGAATGTGAAGAGAGATGAGTTCCACAGCTAATACGTCATCAATTTCTTCATCCAAGTTGTAATCGTATTCCGCTACATTGGGATACTTGGATGTCTCGCGGTCTTTGCTATCTATAACAATACGCGTGTAACGCTTCCCCGTGGTTTCCGTGGGTACCGTTTTCGGGGGGACAATTACTGGACGTGTTGTTTGCAACGCACTCCCTGGGGAAGAAAAGTTGGCATAATAATTGTTTCTTACGTCCATTTTCAGTTTTTTTAATATGGAGGGATAATAATAAGATGTCTAAACGTGGTGGTGGCATTGCAACTATGGATGACCAGTTTTTTACAAAGAAGAATATTGAAACCCTTGTGCAAATCTTTCAAGAATATATGAAAGAGAACTATCAAATTGTATTTCGTGATAACGAGAGGGTCATGCAATTGCGGAAAGATGTTTTTACAGCAATGAAAACAGTACATTCAGAAAACCCGCAGTATACTCTTGATAAAAAGAATATCACCGTATTGGGTCAAGTAAAGAATATGTACATGAAACAAGCACAACCACAATCAGAAACCCCTCAACAATCTCAAGTCTTACGTGATAGTGATATATACAAAGACCGTAGAGTTGTCATTGATGAAATTGTACGCCCTCACAGTACCACCGTAAAAGAAGATGCATTTGAAAATGCTCCACAAAATGCAGTACAAAACTTGGAAACGTCCATGAATACCCTTAAGATGGAGAGAGAGCCTCGTAGGGAAACCCCTGATCCTAAGCTCATGAAAGAACCAGAGAAGGTGAGTAGTGAGAGTGCATCCGAATTCATGGCAAAACTCGCCGAATTAGAAAATGCCCGTAAGCAAACTGAGGAAGCATTTAAGCAAAAGATGAAGCCGGTGGAAGAAGATGTATTATCCTCTGGTACCAGTATGATCCGTCGCATGGACGAAGATATCCAAACGCAACAACAAATGGCATCTGCGGATATTGTAGATAACCAGGCTCTTTACCGTGCTTCCGTGTCTTCTGTACCCGATACTACAGCGTCTGACAGAAAAGACAGAGATGGGCAAACCGATGCTGCCTCCGACAATGTCAATGTCTCTCTGGAGAAAATTAAAACGTCGCGTCAAGAAATTCTCCCCCCACAGGTGGGACTTCGCAATGTAAAGAAATACATGACAATCAATAGCAGTGACCGCGACTGGGAATTCTACCCCAAACGTTACCAATATTCCATCTCGTTTTCCACAGACTTTCAGAGGAGGTACCGCGACATTACAGAAGTATGTGTCGCCAATGTGATTATTCCCGAGGAGATTAACCTAAAGTGGACGGCGGAAACACAAAAGCCGAATTACAATTATGATTTTAGCTTCGCACATCCCTATCTCCATCTTATCATTGAAGAGTTCGGAAATGTATATGACGGCACAAATGATATCTCCCGCCGTAGCTTCTGTAAACTCATCTTTGATAAAAAGTACTGTACACCCAATGGACGCAGTTTCCTTATTCTAAAGCCCATGCAGGGAGAAACCAAGCTTTTCTATCCCTCGCCGCTTTCTTCCATGCCCCGATTGACGATGTCATTGGTGAGGCCTACGGGTCAGCTTCTGAATGACAGTTATGATGCCTACAAGATTTTCAAGATAGATTATGAAGTATTTAATGCAAACTATCTTGCCATTGTTTCCGATGAGTACTTTGACCGCAATGAATATTACGTAGGAGACACTGTAGTACTGAAAGGATTTACGGGACCATTACACCAAGATCTCGTTAACTTTATCAACCGACCAGAAGGTCATGAAGTACTGGAACTTGGCACCGCAAATGAAAATGGCTACTACCGCTCTTTCTACATCCAGACGCTGGGTGTATTTGATAAAAAACAGGGGTCTTTTAATGTTGATACAGATGCTATTACCGCACTAAATAATTACAACAATACTATAGATTACGAGACTACCACGGATACCAATGGTGTCATAATGAACCTTTCCCTTCAACACAGTATTTCCATGAACCTTGTTACACGCGAAGCAGACGTAGGTCATCAAAGTACCAATCTTTTTACACAACGCAGTTAACAATCTTTTTTTAGCCGTTTGTCATTATGGTATAGGTTGCGTGTTTCCCAGTGCTATCACTGGCGATATTCATGATACCCAGTTTTACAAGACGACCGGTCTCTATGTAAATACGGTAGTCGTATACTTCATTTGTATCCGTGCGTACCATGAATTCCCCTTTCTTGGTAATATATACCGTGGCTTTCCATTGTGTCATGAGTAGTTTCTTTTTGTACTGAGAGTTGAGAAGCTCGTCATTTATGTCTTCTTTAACAATGATTTCTTTGGTACTAATGTTGTTGGGAAGACGAAGGCATGTCGTGCCAGTGGGGGCATTCATAGCACAGTCGACACTTGCGGTCTTCATAGCATCAAGGAACTCATCAATAATAGTTGCCTTTGTCTTTGCAATGTTATAAATATATTCATCAGAAGTCATAGACTTGTCTTGACGCTTGATGGTTACCGAGGTCTCTTTTTGTTTTTCTGTAAAGGTCATGTGGTACATATACACATCCACATGGCGTTCTTTTGGAGGTAAATCAATGTGAGAACGTGTACGCACTGCACGTCCTACAACTTGGTCAGTGCGGATACTATTCCAATAAGGTTCCATGATGTGTACCTGACGTACATTCTTAAGAGAGATACCCTCGGCACCAGATTGCGTAATCATCATAACCCGAATAATGTCACCGCGTGTATTAAGTGGCTCCTTCTCGGGGATGGCTGCCCCAGATGCTTTGGCAATAAGAGGAAGCTTTTCGCGAATGGGTGCAGGTATGGCATCCATTTCGCTGTTGAATATCTTGAGTAGAATGCGTGTTTCTTCGTCGCTACCGGTAAAGATAACATATTTTGGCTTTCCCCAGTCTTCTTCGGGCATATCTATGTCCCAGGACCCATGTTCCGTACGCTTAATTTTAAATGGTACAAAGCCGCGTTTCTGAAGAGCCAGAGCAAGAATACCGAGGCCCTCTACTTTACGGAATTGGGAATAGACCATGCCACACCCGCGTAGTTCAGAGAGGTGTTGTACAATGGTTTTCATCTTTGGGCTATATTTCCCCAAGTTTTTCAGTTCCAACACGTCACTTTCATATAATGCTTGGAGAGCATCATCAATTTGTTGTATGTACTCTTTCGCCATGTCTGATTTCTTTGTGGGTTTCTTGGTTTCTTCTTCACCGACCCCCTCTTCCTTCATGAGGTTTTCTTCTTCATCCATGATATCAATCTCTTTCTTCATGTATTTCATGTTGCTTGGGAAGGGACGCTTGATTTTAGAGGGGAATACAAAGTTGCAGAGAGCGCGAGAGTAGAAACGATACACTTGTCCTGAACTGTGGAAAACATTTCCCCCTTTGCCACCCTTCCGCTTGTTTTCTTGTCGTCTCTCCTGCAAACGTTTCTTTTCGTAGATGGTAAACATACTGTCATTCATGGGAAGAGCTACTTCATGTGTTTCTACAGATGGATAGAGATCCGGATTGTATGTACTATAGAATGAAATGGAACCCATGATACGACGCATAAAGAGGTGGGAATTTTCCATGTGGTTTGTGGCAAAGTTTACAAAGTATTTTACAAACTCCTCTTCTTTTGTGGGAAGTGCCAAGCTTTCTTTTACCACAATGGTGTTGTGGATTTTCAATCCTTCGCTGCTAAATAGTTCGCGTATGTACTTCTTTGCATCCTTGGGATATTTCACATCTGCCCCAGCATCTTCGGGAATGCGTTGCACCAGTGTATCATCACGACTTGTGTAATGGAACCCATAAGGAAGGAGAGAAAGATATACCTTGTGTCCATTGGGTGCTACAGTATAAGTGTCAATAAAATGGTCTTTCGCTATCATCTTTTCAATGGCATCTTGGGTAAATAATGTATCTCCCTTCGTTTTGATTTCATATACTTCGCGTTTCCCTGTAACAATGTTGATGAGGTAGGCGATTTCATGGGGATAGTTGATAATAGGGGTTCCCGAGAGACAAATGATTTTGGCACCTTTTGCATTCAGAAGGAGCTTGTAAATGGCTCCGCCGATAATGCGGTTATTTGATATGCGGGAGACGAGGTTGTGAACTTCGTCAATAATAATACATTTATTATCAAAGGGGTTTTGTCCACCTTTCGTCAGTTCTTCTATATGTTTGCGCGTCATACCATTGAAGTTTATGTACTGAAAACGTTTACGAGCAATGAAGTCCATCTGTGCTTGGATTGCTTGTTGTTCGTCTCCTGTGAGTTTTGCAAACGGTTTAGAGACGGGTGTCTTTTCGGGGTCGGGGAGCCATAGTCCCTTTTTACTCTTGACAAATGTGGGGAGTTCCTTTACTTTCAAGGTTTGATATACGTACTCAGAGACATCCTCTTTGGGAATGAAGACCCAGTTTTGTTGCATCTGGAAAAGGTCACGGCCACATTTCTTAATCTCGTTTACGTAGTTATCGCGGAGACTGGCGGGTATCATAATAATAACATCCATGTGGTTATAAAGCATCTCGGCGGCAGCAATGGAACTACATGATTTACCAGTACCCAGTCCGTGATAAAGAAGAAGGCCACGATAAGGACTTTGGTACTGTAGATAGTCTTTAATAAAGGATTGGTGGGGGAACATGTCTACACCCATCTCTTTCTCGCGTTTTCCAACCTTTTTCATTTTCCGAGGGGCGAATGCGGTATCAAGCCATGTAGTGAATTTTGCACGGTTAGGAAGTACCCATTGGTCAATAAGCCTATCAATCTTATAGGGAGTTTCCATGGCAGCGTCCGCCATGGCATTTTGGCTCTCTTTCTTTATTCCCGATGTTTCCGTCTTCTTAGTTACTTCCCCTTTCTTTTTCACAACTGTCTTCTTTTTCTTTTCACCTTCAGAGACTACCATGGTGCGTTCCCTTGTATTTATTCTTTGATTAGAAATTCTACAGACGATAAAACAAAAACGCTTAGAGAAATGGTACATTATATGCATATTATTGCATAGCATAACGGACTATGGCATATCGTCTTTGTATAGATCACCGCGAAACCAAACTCAAGGATGTCTGGTCCGGTGCCAAAGTATCTTCCTTTGGTGACATTACACCGGAGTATTCCAATCTTGAACACGGTGATATTCAAATACATCGCGGGGATGAACCCGTAATTGTGATGGAGAGAAAGACCATCTCTGATTTATTGGCATCTGTAAAAGATGGGCGTTATCGTGGTCAGAAAGCCCGTATGATAGATATGTATGGGGCATCGCGTGTGTATTATATTATAGAAGGGACGGTGCCTTCTATTACATCTACGCGGAAAGAAGATAAAATCATTCACGGTGCCATTACGAATACGCGTTTGCGTGATAAGATTGGTGTATTCTTTACTAAGAATGTGGAAGAGACGGCCTTTCTTATTATGGATATCTGGAAGCGTGTTATCTCTGAAAAACAACAGGGGATGTCTTCTCAGAATGCCACCGATGCATTTAGAGAGACATTGGTGAATGGAAAACGTAGTACTGCGACGGTTTCTCTCCATACAAAGACTGAGCCGACGGTACAAACGGAAGTGATGTACGATAGCTCTCGCGTCGTACAACCCGTCGTGGATCATAAGAAAACTGCATGTTTCTACAACCTCTTGGTGCAAATTCCATCTGTGTCAATAAAAACGGCGGAAGCAATTGCAACCGTATATCCTACGATGGAAGAACTAATTGATGCTCTAAAAGACGATGAAAAATTGAAACAGCTTAAAGAAATGAAACTTATGAATAGTACTACAACGAAAGCCGTTGGTGGTGGCGGTCGCAGAATATCTACTACCGCTATTGCAAATCTACAGACATATCTTTTACGAAATGACGGAGAATGATGCGAGGATGGGTGTCGCAAACGAAGAGGAAATTACGGACCTTCCCTTTAATCCACTAAATATTGTTATGACGGATGAAGAACTCTTGGAGTTTCTCCAACGCTTTGGTGTAAATACCTTTTATAATATTGATCGCTATAGATGTGCTTTCGTTCATAAGTCTTATTGTACCAGAAAAAATGAGAACTTTCACAATGGCAATACAAAATGCCCAGATGGTTGTCTACCGCTTCAAGAGGAAAGTTATGAAGTATTGGAATTCATTGGCGATGCCATCTTGAGCAAAGTAGTAGCAACCTATTTGGTGGAAAGATATCCAGAACAAAACGAAGGCTTCTATACGCGTATGCGAACCAAACTGGTGAATGGAAAGATGCTCTCAAAGTTGTCCAAAGATATTGGGTTTCAAAAGTATCTCATTATCTCCCATCAAATTGAAGAGAGCAATGGAAGAAACATCACCAGTATTCTTGAGGATGTATTAGAGGCATTTATTGGGGCAATTTATATGGATCACATGGAAGGTGGAAAACAAGCGACCGATGGAGATGAAAATGCGAGTGAATGGATTGTAAATATGTTGGAAAGCAATATTGATTTCGCTGAGTTGATTAAGAAAAATAATAACTACAAGGATACTCTTCTAAAATATTTCAGAGCAAATATGGGTTATGTGCCCCGTTTCGTGGAAACAGACATCACCGTTCAAAATCATCGCAAGGTATTTAAAGTAGCTCTTAAGGACCAGAACGATGGATTAATTGCAATTGGAGAAGGGGGGAGTAAGAAAGATGCGGAAAATAATGCCTCCAAGGCGGCTCTTGAAAAACTATCCATTCCTCATTCGTAACGGCCAACACCAACACCGACGCCAACACCAACACCAAAACTTATTATCTTTTGTTTTTATTTTATTGCATTGTTTGCGTATGCGTAAGCTCATTGGATTTTATGGTTCCAGAGAGAAGTGTTGCCAAAAGCGATTGCGGAGGGTATGGTCTTTCTGTAGACGCTTAAGATACTCCCTGTTGAAAAGTTCCATGTTCTTCGCACCCGTGGTAGTGATAATGTTATGTATCATGGCGTGATATTCCTCCTTTTGTTTCTTTTTGTTTGTCTTTACCATGTCCATGTAGTATGCATATCTTTGTTCATTCATAGGCGTGAGGTTAAAGAACTCCACAAATTGATAGTAGTTGGCAAGGGCATTCTTTAGTGCGTATTTCACCGTAGGAGGACTGTCAAAGTATTTATCTGTTTTTGTATTAAGATACTCCTCGTATACATTGAAGTAAGACGACTGTAGGTTTTCAAGAATGGTCTTTGTTGCCGTCTTTACATTCATTGAAATCCAATCTTCATTATTGTAAAAGTATACTCTATTTGTGCGTTTGTCATAGTACATGCACATCATTTGTAGGGGGTCCGTGGGAACTACATTATCGTCTTCTTCATCATCGTCGTCCGTTTCTGCAAATGGAGTGCTGTCGTTCACAGAGTTCTTGTTCATAGGGGGGATACTTGGTAAGTTTGTCATGTTGATATTGTCTGTAGTAAAGATAATGGAATCCCGTACGATCTCTTTGAAATCATCCATATTGATAGTGTATTGCTTGTATTTTAATTGTTCAAGACGTGTATGAATGGTATCATATTTCTTTTCAATGACATCCTCAAAATCAACGGTATGACCTACATTTAGAATGCTCATTTTTGTTTCGGGGTCAAGACGTTGAATGAAGGCATCTACTTTGAAATAACGGATAATATCATGAAGTGTAGGTACCTCTTTTGCGGATAGCTCTTTCTGTGGGAGACGGTCGTCGTCCGCCGAACCCGGGGTTTGTGTAGATGCTTCTGCCATCTTTGGTTTTTTAGAAGCTGATTTCCCTCTCTTGTGTTGTTTCTGTTCATCTCCGAATTCATCTTCCATGAAATCAAAATCGCTTCTCTCTTCTATAACATCTTCGTATTCATTGTCGGAATGATTATCGTCGCAACCTACACCACACTCTTTTACACGCGGAGAAGACTTTTCTTTGATAATATCCATGTTTGGTCGCACCTTTCTTTTTTTTCTTCCATCATCACTATCGTAATCTACAAAGCCTTCAAGGGAAAGACGGGCGGGGGCTGCGACACATTGTTTGATATCAATATTATTTTCATCCTTAATCTTTTCTTGAGGGAGTGTTTTCGTTGTCTTCTTTTCAAGAGGGGCGTTAGAAATTGCTGCAATTGCTTCTTCAGCGATAGTAACAGGAGTTTTCTTTTTAGTAATACTAACCGTTTTCTTCTTCTTTTTTTCTACAAGTTCTCCGTTGGAAATATTATTGGTATTGTATGCAGAAACAAGAGAGCGGATAGAAGCAGAAGACGTGCTGGTAGACATACTCTTTCTGGCATTGGGAGCCACCTTTTTCACATCTACTTCGCCATTCTTTTTCATTACCAGCTTCTTTGTTGCAGAGGAAGCCACTGTGCTCTTCTTGACAAGAGGTCCTCCTTGTACCAATTTTCCAGCAAGTACTTGATTTTTCACGTCTTCGGTAATATTCACGTACTCTTTTCCGCTGCTCACTTTATAACATGTAAGTTTGCGGTCCAGATGGCGCGTCATTCTCGCCACATAATCTGTAGTGTATGCACAGTTGGGGCAATGCAGACACACTTTGGGTGTGTTTTTAGCGTTGGTTGTCATCTTGTATGTATGTGTTCTTGTCTTGTATATAAAATAGGCTGTACGAGCGATATATGCTGGTAAAGCAGAGTTAATATATATTCTCAATACCTGTTTAAGTGGTCTTCGGTTAAAAAATAAAATATCATTACGCCAGCCTCCTCCTTATGTCGCCATGTATTAAACGGGAGGATTTTTCGGGAGAATGGAGCCTACAGATGTACTCTTGGAGTCCGAAAGAAGTGTTCCGATAAGTGCGGTTTGTTCCACACTGGGATTGTAATTATTCGCACCACCTACACAAACAGGTGGAACCCGCATCGGTACCGTCCATTCTAAGCCGTCCATCAATATCATATCTTTGTCGGCGGTCTTATTGGTGGCCTTGTCACCGGCTGTACCTGCCATCTCTTCTTCGGCACTCCAAAAGGCCTTGTTTCTCTCGCAAACATTCTTGAGGTGTTGCACACCCCTTTCATTTATGTAGGCCGCCGTCTTTGCACCACTGGAAGCGTAATAAGGCATTTGTACCGACCCCCCTTTGCTCATGTTATCTACGAGTTCTTGGTTCGTCTTTTTGATTTCGCCGCCAAGGAAATTAACCATTTCTTCTTTGGAAGAAGTTTCTGTAGATTGGAGTGCTTCCTTTTCCTTCTCCACCGCGGCCTGTCGTGCCTTTAGTTCGTCCAACTTTTTCTTAAGGGTTTCTTCTGATGCATCAATCTTCTTGTCCAATACGAAATTTAGAATAAATGCCCTCATCTTGTTCTTATCAAACTCCACCTCTGAATACTTCTTCTTCAAGAAAGCCATTGTTACTTCATCAATGTACTGATTACCAGTAAGGGCTTCATAGATTTCCATAATATCCATAGATACTTGGCGATCCGTGATGTCTCCGCGAAGCCCCACAAATGCACGGTTACTCTGTAGTTTTTGAATACGCTGATATTCTTCTGATGTCAGAAGAAGTTGTTTAAATTTCTCTTCATTAAAACCATTCTCTCCCTTCTTCAACATAAGACTGTACTTATAAAGTTCTCCGCGACTGGGGCTGCGTTCCAGATATTCGTCAAACAATTTAAACACGATGGCCTCTGTTCCGATTACCTTTAAACTTGCAGTATAAAGATTATTAACACTTAAACTTTTACGAAGCGTTGGTGCCGTGGTACTGATTACATCTCGCAAATCCGCATCGGTGAGCTTCTTGGATGTTGCGTAGGCTACGTAAAAGTTCAATTCATCGGTAGAGGGTGCCATATTGTACATTTGCTCGTAGGCATACTTGATGCGTTTTTCAATGTCCGAAACAGAGCGTGTGTCTTTCTTTGGGGCGGCAGCCGTTTCGGCAGTGTCCGCTTCGGCATACTTTTCCACCACCTTTGAAGGTTCCACTTCTGCATCCGATTCTTCTGCATCATCTCTGCTTTCCATGATAAAGAATATAGCAATTAGCGTAACAAAAAGAAGAAGAGCAATTCTCGAAACAGAAAAAAAGTCCAGTTTCATTTTCCAATAGTTACTTTGTTTTGTTATCTACGAAGAACTTTATTTTTCCATAAAAGAAAAGAGAAGAATAGAAAGCAATTATGGTCTATATATGGAGACAAAACAAGTTGTTGTAATTTATTGTAGGGCTGTGGCACAAGAGAGCTATGTTTTTGTAATAAGTTTGGCACCAATACCCATGGTTTGAATTTCTTGCAAGAATAGTTTACAAGCATAGGGGATACGCACTTCGCCAAAGTGATTAATGTTTTTACAGTTATTGCATTTGTAAATATTCTTATCGGGGTTTACAACCGCCATATTATTGCATTTCTTGCAAGTGAATAGTCTGTAGTTGTCCGAACATTCCATCAAACGTTCCTTTAAGAACTGGAAGATACCGTGTGCCCAATTGCATTCCAGCTCCATCTCTCCAATACGCAATCCACCATCACGTGCCCTTCCCTCCGCCGGTTGACGCGTCAACATCACCACGGGTCCCGCATTGCCTCTGCTGTGTACCTTGTCCAAAACCATATGCTTAAGACGCTGGTAGAATGTAGGACCGATAAAGATATCACACTGCATCTGTTGTCCCGTGCGTGGATCGTACATAATCTCATTGCCATAACGCTCCATGCCATGGTCCTCCAGTACTTGGGCAATTTTTTCCACATCCGTCTTATTGAATGGGGTGGCATCTCCGTACTTCCCCTCGGTAACACATGCTTTACCAAGAATACACTCCAATAGCTGCCCGATTGTCATACGAGAAGGAATGGCATGAGGGTTCATAATAAGATCGGGAACAATGCCATTTGCCGTGTAGGGCATATCCTCTTGGCGATAAAGCATTCCCACCGTTCCCTTTTGTGCACTCCTGGCACTAAACTTATCTCCAATCATTGGTACACGCTGACTGCGAATACGCACTTTACAGAAATTGTATCCCTCGCCATTGGTATTGGTAAAGTAGCGGTCATTGTAACAGTTCCGGTCTACAAAACCAGCTTCACCATTCTTCAGACAGACACTGTTATCCTTGTGGGTAATACCGGTTTTCGTCTTCGTGGGCATACATTTGCCAATAATCACATCCCCCGTTTTCACATACGTGTTCTCTTGTACAAAGCCGTCATCTTCCAGCTTGTCATAATTAAAGGGACGCTTCGGTCCATTGTCACTCACCGGCTTGGTAAAGAACTCTTCTTCCCCGTTGGAGTGGTTCTTGTTGTTCTGCTCTTTGTACGTCTTCAGATAGGTTGTCACGTAAAGTCCGCGGTCCACTGCTGATTGGTTCATAATTACTGCGTCTTCTTGGTTAAACCCCGTATATGTTGCAATTGCCACAATCGCGTTAATGCCACTCGGAAGCGAATCATTATTCATATACTTTGAAATCATCGTAGAGACCAGCGGTTTCTGTGGATAGTTCATAATATGACCCATGGTGTCATATCGGTTGCGGTAGTTTGACGCATAAACACCGAGAGCCTGTTTTCCCTGTGATGCTTGGTAACAATTACGCGGTGCTTGGTTGTGGTCAGAGAAGGGAATACAACTGGCAAGTACTCCAAGAATGAGACTGGGATGGATTTCCGCGTGGGTATATTTCATTGTGGGGTTCTTCGCCAATGTTTCCATATTCATAGCAATAAGACTGACGTTACTTTCTTCTACATCTACGAATTCAATCAACCCAGGTTTCTTTAGCATAAGATCCACCCACGTCGTGTCCGGTTTCTCCAGTAATTCCATCACCTCGTTATTGATACTAATGGTATTCCCTTCTTCCACGACATACAACGGCCGCGAACATCTACCACCCTCTGTGCAAATCTCCAGTTGCTTTTCCGGAATATTCCACGCAATGCCAGTAAAGATATTGATATATCCTTCCAGCTTCATGCGTCGCACAATATCATAGAGTTTCTTAGGGTTCGTATGTGTGCCGATGAAATCACCATTTAGAATAATCTTCGTCTCGTGGAACATATCCCTAATATTCTTGGGATCAAATAGCTTTACCCCGTTTTCAAGAAGGATATCGTAAATGTTATCAGAATTTGACGCAATCGTAATATTAACCGACATCGCCATGTTCTTTACCAGCCCCACAGATGCCCCTTCTGGTGTTTCGCATGGACAGATAACACCCCATTGTGTAGGATGCAACTTGCGCGGTTGTACCAGTTTTCCACTCTTCTCAATGGGAGTGTTAATACGACGCAGGTGTGAGAGAGTAGAAGGATACGTCATGCGATTGAGTACTTGAGCCACCCCCTGTTTATTCTTGTTATTCTTAATTCCCCAGTTACCGGTTGCGAGAGCATAACGAATACCACTTTCAATGATATTTGGCTTAATAATTTTGTTGTTAATATTGGTCTTATTGATAATATTGATGAATTGGTTTGTACGCTTCCAGACACCGTAATTAATCTCCTTGTTAATCATATTCTTCATGTCTTTAATCATTTTCCCATAATACTGGCGGAAGAGACTGGCGATAAGAATACCCGGGGTATCCACGCGTTTGTTAATGTAACTATCGCGGTCATCGTAGTCGCGCAATCCAAGGAAACACTTTAGGAGTTTGTTCACCATGTACCCCAGATACAGTGCCTTCTTCTTAAAGTCATCTCCTACATGAGGGAGGAATTCCCGTGTCAGGATATTCTTCAAAATCTTCATGCGTTCCAGACTGTTGTAGAGGAATTCACGGGGGTATCCATTAATGTTGAGATAACGTGAGAGGTATTCCAGTGCATCGCGTTGGCACTTGATCTCACTCGCCTCATCAATACATGCGTGGAGACTGTTAATAATCATCTGATTTCTTGGCTCGTCAATATCATGAACAATGTATTCAATAATCTCCTTATCACTCGTAAGGCCGAGGGCACGAAAGAGGATAAAGATAGGCACGTCTGCCTTAATGTGGTGAATATTCGCACGAATAGTACGCCCAAACTGGTTCGGCTTGGAACTAAGCTTCAGAGATGTCACCTTGGGTACCCCGAGCTTGTTCTCTTGTACCGAGCGGATCTCCGCCATGTGGGAGTAAGCGGATACCTTGTTATTCAGAAAGACGTATGTTTTATTCTCGGCAATGCGGTCTTGGCTAATAACCACCTTCTCATTTCCATTCACAATAAAGTATCCACCGAAATCATACTTGCATTCAGAACCGTCTTCTGCGATAATATCATTCAATACACAGTACGCAGACTTGACCATAATAGGCAACTTGGTAATATACACACTGTTAATCTGCTTTGTATCTTCGTGAATTTCGCCCGTTTCAGTATCAAATGTTTCGCAACGAATGTTTACATTTACGTTTAGGTTTCCAGCGTAAGTAAAGTTCCTTTGCCGTGCATCATTCGGTGTCATGGTCTTTGTGCTTCCATCTTTTTCATAAATAATGGGCTTATTGAGTACAGGGTTCTTTATTTCAATACACATGTGATACTTGAAGCGTTCATGTTGTGGGAGATACTCGTGATAGATATCAATGGGATTAAAGCCCTCAATAATCTGCTCCAGTTTTCTGAGAATGAAATCATTGTATGATTCAATTTGATGTTTCACCATACGCTGACCTTGGTTGTGTGTAAAGTATTTATCAATAATTGCGGTCGTAATGGTATCCATATCCATCTGATGTTTGACCATTTTGTCAAGACCTCCTTCTCCTTCATCGCGAATATCCTTCTTCTTCCCTACGAGTTTCTTTTTCATCTTAATAACGTTGTCACCGGGAGCAGCAGCTTTCGCAGACATCATCAAAATTATGACAATGAAAGAGAGTGATGGAGATCTATTATAAACACCTGATGGTTTCTTTATATCGTTTCACGTTGGCCTTATTTGCATTGGATAAGAAGACCATGAGAAAAATGTTTCAATTTTTACATTGGGCGTTTGCATAACGGACAATCTTGGCATATCGCATACCACTGTCGGATACATGCAAGACAGAATGTATGAGAGCAATTATTTAGTTCCAGACATATACGCCGCATCATAGGACAATGACAAATCGCACAGATTTCATCCGCGTCTCTAAGATGTTCAAATGTGTAATGTTCATCCACCATCTCATCAATCTCATACTCTGCATACCTGTCATAAAAAGCATTAAGACTTTGCCCACTTGTCCGGGTGGTCCGCGCAGCTATCTTTGGCGATAGCTGTTTCGTTGTTGTAATATACCGCCGAATGACATTGTTAGAGACACGGCATTTTTCCTGATGAGTGTGTATTCTGTGTTCTTGATAATGGACATGACAATACTTGCACTTAACTTCTATGGGTGGTGTCGGCAGTGTTGCTTCTGCAACTTGTACATTATGTTTTTCAGGCGGCGATGACATGTTGAAATATGGATGAGTACAACGGTTTACGTTGTTTATGTCGCGGAACATAATATTTGCGAAATGTATCACATAGAAAATTGGATGGCCATGATAGTTATATTATCGCCACTTCCTCTTTCCCGAGCCATCACCATTGCACGATAACAACCAATCTTGGAAGGGGCGAGATTCAGATGTTCTACAACTTCATAATTAGAGACAGCATCCCAAATGCCATCTGTGGCGAGAACAACCATCTTAAGATTGGCGTTAACGGCAAAGTCGTAAATATCCGGCTTCCAGATAACATGAGGTGCCAGATAGAAATCACCAATACTACGAGATACTGCAAGGGTTCCATTCACACGCGGTACATCATTGGGTCGCTGTATTACTTTGCCACCAGACTCTATAATGCGTTGTACCTCGGCTTCTGGTTTATGGTCCCGTGTAATTTGATGTACTTGTTGCCCATATTGCATAATCGCACGTGAATCACCCACATTTACAATCCCGACATGAACCGGAACACCTCCCTCATTCTTTATAAGAAGCATAATAACAGCTGTAGTGCCACAATGAGTTCCTATTTCGCGTGGTATTTTTTTTACTAACCGGTGAACCACATCATGTAATATGGCAGTAATATTTTTTACGAGCTTGGTTGTGGAATATTCTTCAGCGGTTCTCATAAGATTTCGCACTGCTTCACGCAGTTCACTTACCAACACATTTGTACATATTTCTGCAACTTTATCGCCCCCATGACCATCAAATACCGCATAGCAATCCACGCCTTTTACTACGTCTTTTTCTACGACATGTCTATCTTCCATATAGGGACGAGAGCCAATGTCCGTGGCGAGTAATACGTTTGGAGACATTTCTTTGATGTATCAATACAGAAATATCATCTGTCAATAACCACGCCGATATCTTTTTTTCTTTTTTTCTATGCATTTTATAAACAGACAAACGGTAGATATCCATGGGAGATGCAATAAAAAGAGAATGGACACTGGAAGGAATACCATTTTCCTCCATTGTGAAAATGTACAAACACCACTCTATGGAAAAAGACCCCGATGATTATTTATACATGACAAAAATCGAAGTAAGCGAATATAAGAGGATACACGGACCCAGTTCGCCGATCAACAACGCCAAACTATTCCCTTCAGGAAAAGATAAATACATTATTGTACCTTATGACAAATCCGTTCCCATTGCAAGAAAGAGGATAATTGATGGACACCATGTTATGACCATTGCACAAATGAAGGCATTACTTCAATACATTACCAAAGACCAAATAGTGCCAAGAGATATTAATTATATGGCTTCGGGACCGCTTTCTTTCATCGTGTTTATACTTACTAAGATTGTGCTAACCTCGGGAGAGAAGAAAGGCAAATGTATGTTAGAGGCGGATCTTGACAGTTACACAGCTAATGAAAAGCTCTTTATAGAAGAACTTGTTTTCTTGGTAAAGCATCTTAGATATGCACCTGCCAGTAGAATTATCTCCATATTTGAAAACATTGACATTGTATATACAAACTCTAAATTAGAGGAAAGGCGTGATGAATTATTTAAATTATTAAAGGCCGGAGATTGGGAAAAGTTCCGCAATGAAAAGATTATGGACTTTTTTGAACTTGTAGACAAAGAGATGGGAGAAAAGTACCCCTCGGTATACAGTATGCTAACGGAAAATGAAACGACGCTAAAGAATAAAAAGGTGACTAAAGCAGATGTAAAAAAAGTACGTACAAACCTCCTCTCTTTCTTAACCAATCATCTCAACATGACTGACATAACCGAAGACAATATGATTACAGAACTTACCAGAATAAACCCCTCAAAATGTACCGTCATTTGTGAAGATGATGTGGTGTGCGGGGAGCCCTTCGCTGATTACATTTGGGAAGATGCCGATAAATTCATTCATATTAACAAGGGGTATTGTTACACGGCGACGTTTATAGCAAGTATGATTGCCGGAAAGCGTGGGGTCATGGATCTCAACGGTCTTTTCCTTTATCAAACGGACATTAAAAATATTACAAAGTTCTTGGGTCACTATTACGGTACGACTTACCCCGAAGAGCTGAGTGATATCATGATATATTTCCAAGGGTACGAAGAGTGGGAAAAGAATGTGATCAAAACCAATTTTAAGATTGACGGCAGTGTATCTGTCGTCGCTTTTGATGCCAGTGATAAATCCCTCTGGACGGAGGATACTCTTACCAAGTTCTTTGCCTTTATGATAAACGATTACCAGAAACTTTCCCAGGTTGCCAGTTCCATAAACGTCATCTTGAAGTCCTCCAACATGATTATGGAAATGATTGGTCTCATGGGATGGATTATGATTAGTGATGATGTGTCGGTAATGGAAAACACGGGAAGCAAGTTTGAGATTTCGCAGTATTGTCTCGGCCAGTTCTTAAACTTTGTGGAAACACTTGACGATAAAACAAAGGCGGAATTCAAGCAAATGACATTTGGCGATGATAACATGGAAAGAATATTGAAAGACATTCCCAGTACTTGTATTCACGGCATTGGCTTCCGTATGATTAACTTTTACATCAATGGTTACATTGCGTGTAAAAACTATCTGGAAACTCTAACCGCCGCCATGGATGAAGAAGCGGAAATTAAGAAAGAGATGTTTGTACCCACGAAACTCAAAGACATTGCAAATTATGGTGGTAAAAATGGCGAAGAATGGAACAAGGCGACTACAGAGGAAATAGAACTTTCATACTATAATGTTGATGAAGATGACCAAAAGGATTACATAAAATCGTTCTTCAGCCTTGCCCCATTCATTATACCTACTTCTGATGTGGATCATCCCTACGCCATTTACATTCCTTCGGAACATAAACTATCTACTTCCACTTCAAGTACCTTTGTTATCAACCCCTTGAATAGAATTTATCATACCGCATTGTATGTTCCACATAAAAAAGCTTTCCGTTGGTTCGGGTTTGTATACCAAGAAGTATATGAAAAAGAACTTCGTTTTGGCACAGAGGGGTTCAAAGATAATGACTTGTGGTTACCGAACCCCACGAAGAACCCAATGGTGTTTGTATTATCAAGGAGCTTACCGAACCACAAATTCGCTTATTATGAGAAAATCCTCCTACCCAACAAGAGCATGAATGGTGGCATTTCATATATGTACGACATTATTAGGAATAGGAAAGCGGTCTTCACTGCATACCTGCAACACATGAGCCATGTAATCAAGCGAACGGAGGCGGCTTCCTATATTGTTGATGACATGTTTGGAGAAATCATACCACCGCGTCTTACTGTTTGTATGTCTGATTTCTTCAATCAAGTGGAGAAAGACCTCCCGAAGAAGAGCATAAACATAAATAGTGCAATGGCATACCCCTATAAGAAACATGTAGATAGGGATGTCGTCGGGGTATTCAATGAGCGCGACGAAGATATTACAGATGTACACCAGTACTGTTCTATTATCAAGCGTCTCTTGCTCAAGGAAAATACATCTTCTTTCCCATGGTCGGATATTACGAATTTAATGCGTCTTCTTGGATATTACTATGTCATTGATGAAGTCGTGAAAGTAGATGTAAACAAATACAAGGGTTCTGGGTTTGCATTTAATAACCTCGTTGCAAAAGTGGAGAACATCACGTTGTCAAATATGCTTCCTACAATTAATTCCGTATTTAATTTCATCAATGACAAGAATATGTCGTCTGCGAATGTCAATGTTGCGAAAGAGATGTTGTCTGCAATTATAAGACGCTTCCGTGCATTTGCCATATTCTCTCAAGGGTTTATCACTGCACTTAAGAAGACAAACAAAACATTACCCTTCCCTAAAACGGTGCTTAGTAACAAGACAGATGAAGCCCTCCTTAAATTGTTGGCATGGAAGGGTTTTACGGCATCTAATTTCAGTGATATTGCACGTGTACTCATTGACGATTTCTACTCCATATTTAACCCCGAATACAATAAACAAATCCCTCTTTCGGCCCCTCTTGATATCTCAGAGATTACAAACGAACTACAGCTTCTTGTACATATCAACTCAAAGATGCCTTCCCTTTCTGATGCCGGAAGTGACCTGAGCCGTTTGAATATAACATCGCAGTTACCAAAGTTCGTCAGGTATTACAACGTTATAGATAAAACACTTGGCGAGAATTACATTCAATACAAAGAAGAAGACTTTAAAATTAAAGACGGGGATTATCAGGGTGGCATTATGGAGAAGTATGTATATACTGCCAAACTGTTAACTCTGGAAAACCTACAGACAAAGGTGGCTGGTTGTTTCCTGTTGAATGAAATTATCAACAAGTATTTGAACCCAGACACGTTTGATGCAGAGGATGCGAAATTGATACAAGCATACAACACCCTAAACATCCCTGTGGAACATAGACAGGTACGTGACGTAGATGAATTCATTAAGAATGTTCTTACTGCTCATGTACTAAGGGCAGTAAACCCTATCACCGCCTGCGGTGCTATCTTTGACGCATTTGTATATTAGCTATCGGCCGTCTTGCTCTCTCTTTGCAGCCTCCCCTCCTCCCTTCCTAAAAATTTGACACATCAAGATTGTGCATACCATATTATTCATTTTTGTTCACCTATCGTATATTACGACCTTGTACACACAGGTAAAACATTGGAAAACAAAATGGACCACCAAGATTGGAAGCCCGTGATCTTTAGTCAGAAGAAGACGGCGGCTACACGGACGCAACATAATAAAGCGGTTTCGCATTTGCCGTCAAAGATGACCCGCGCCCTTACAAGTGATGATCCAGAGAGCCTCGTTAATAAGAAGTTTGAGCGTTCATTTATTAACGAAGTTGTGACAAAGCGTGTAAGCCAGGGTCTTGATCAAAAAGCATTTGCTGCCCGTATGGGTATGCGTCATAATGATATCCAGCTCTTTGAACAAGGAAAAATGGTGTATTCTCCGCAACTCAAGAGTAGGTTTATGAAGTATCTACAGACAACGCCCTAATACATTTGCATGTACAAATACAACATAAGATACAAACAGAAAATCAAAGCAATAACTTGCTAAACTAAGTATCCATTGTTTTTTTCTTCCGCACGATTATTTTTTTCTTCTTGGTTGTCTCTGTGTCTAACGAGATAGTATCCACTTGTTTAGCAATCTCTTGGACGGCAACATCGTCGTTCTCTATTTTCTTTTTAATAAGCCGTTTCTTTGGAGTGGAAGGCTCTTCTGTTTTCTTTACAACTCTTTTCTTTTTGATGGGTGTATCAGTGACACTTTCTTTCTTCCCACGAAGTTCTTTCTTTGCACGCTTCTGTGATTGTTGACAGATATAATATACCATTTGTATGTACTTTACAAGGATTGCTTCGTAAGTAAGAACGTCTCTTTTTGTTATAACACTCATGTGTTCATATTCCGCGAGGAAGTCTACGAATTCTTTGATGTATGGAGAGAACTTGGCATTATCTTCCGCGTTTTCATTGGCAAAGTTACAGCGTCTTTTTAGTAATATGAGCCGTTGTATTAATTCAAATGCCATGATAGGTATCGTATAGTTCATGTGATATAGCTTGTAAGACATGGTACGTGCGTTCTGGATCATCTCGTAGTGGTTCATCTTTTGCATACATTTCTCTGTGAAATCATCAAATGCTCTTTCAATAGAAGTACTGTAATTTTCCTCTTGCGTTTTTAACATTTTCAAATAACAGTTCATAATATCATTGTGAGATGCAGAATAAATTTTATTGAATGTTTCAACCGTTATCGGTTCTTGGTGTCCCCATGCACCATAGTTCTTCAAATAAGTATTGTAGGCCACATCCTTGGAAATATTAATGGGTACAACCATGCCGACATCGCGAAGATGCGGTTGAAATGGTGTAGATGAAGAATTGGAGTATAGAATGAATAGAGCATTCTTGTTACGCTCCATGATATTCTTAATACGCATTTGCTGGTTCAAGTCAATGTTATAGATGAAATACACGGGTTTTACTCCTGTCTCTTTCTGTAAAATTCCATTGACCGATACATTCTTCAGGTATTGCAAGGAAGCCTCTGTTAGAGAGAACTCCATGTGCTTGTCTGAATTGCGGTAATGAAAGGTGTCTGAAGCGGTGGTGCCATTAAAACTACAAACATGCAAATCACTGACATGTTTCACTCCCAAAAGATGATATACGTATTTCTTGACAATCCAAAGAGAGCGTGCGGAAAGAATAATGTTGCCCACGTTATAAACTACCTCTTTCTTTTTGAGCAACTGATGTGCCAACCCAGTGGTTAGGTCTTCCACATTCGCTTCTAATATATTTAAGACATTGGCAACAGTATTCATATTATATTACCGAAAGCGTTGACTTGGTTGCAAAACTATTTTTGGTATAACCAATGTATCGTTGTCGTAAAGAATGTCTCTCTGTATTGAAACTTACCGAAAAGGCAACTCCGCGAGAAATCAAAACTTCGTATCGCCGTTTGGCTCTTCAATATCACCCAGACAAATGTAGTGGTAACGATGTTATGTTTAAGCGTATTAATGAAGCATATCAATTTTTGTCAAAAACGGGGCGTTACGAAGATGCCAGATGTAGTTCTCCCGATGAGGCTATTGATGCTATGGTTGTAGATGTTACCAAGGAATTTGTACACGGATATAACAAGACCGAAGACACTGTTGTAGATACATTATTTGATGTATGGTTAGACAAGATGAATGATACCATGGAAGATATCAAAAAACAAATGCGGTCCCGAACACCAAAAAAACCAGAAGTTAGTAAAGAGATTGTTCCAATACGAGTACCTGTGACATTCGCCGAAATCTTCACAGGCAAAGTCAAGAAAGTATGTACAAATATTCCATATACGTTTTTATTGCCATTGTATGTACCAAAAAATGGGGGCGTTATTTGTATAGATGTCCCGCGTGCTGCTTGCAAACACATGTGTCTGGAAGTATCGCTTAGTATTACGGATATCCCTCAGAACGTCTCTTTACACGAGAATGGTTACGATGTTTTTGTTTCTGTTCCTATTACTAAAGAGGAGTTCTTTTATGGAATAAATCGCAGTCTTACTATTCCAGATGTGGTAAATAATCTTTTGATTGTACATACTTTTTTGCATCCACCATTGCAGAGTATGGATATTGCAGAGTATGACAGCGATACAAAAATAAAATCCGTTTTGGAGAATGCTACCATGACATTTGAAGACATGGGATTGCCTCTAGAATGTGAATCCAATGAAATAAAGTATGGATGTATGTACATACAATTTCACATGGATACAAGCCCAGAAACAAAAATGTGATGCCAACAACTTCTTTCATTTTTCTTGTATCTTCAAAATAGAAGACAGAAGCCTCAAGTGATGGAAACTATGAAATCTGCCAACGACTTGTTCAAATCACTAAAGAAGTATGTACAAAGACATAAAACATCTTCCTCTACCATTCACCATGTTATATCTCAGATGTCTGCATCCCACTTGAAATCAAAGCACCGGAAGTATCTACAATCCAAGCTTCATGGTAGATATATGGACGAACGTATTTCTAAAGAGACCAAAGATTACAATCGCGTGTGCGAATTATCATTTAGTTATCAAAACCGCGTCGTTAACTTTGTTTATCTGTACAAGAGCAAGACCACCACTCGTATGCTTGTTCCCAAGAAGGCAAAACACCTTCTATGGCTTCTTATCACATTATTGGATACATTTACAACCATCAAACCTCTGGAAAGAGAACTGGATATCATTTTGGTAGATTGTAAATTTAAAAAGAAGTATGATATCCAAACATTGCGGGGGGACACAGATGTCCATCCGTTGGGTCCATGGGAAATTAACTCTGGTTTTACCGTAAAATATTTAGAGAGGCCATATTCTTACATATTGATATACCGCCGAGAAGAAATGGCAAAGGTATTGATCCACGAACTTATACACTTTATGGATTTGGACTCTTCTAATATGGGAAGAGATGGTCTTCTTAAAGAATTCTTTGGGTACGATGAAACCGACCGTTCTCTTGAAATCAATGAAGCATACACAGATACTCTTGCTTGTTACATAAACACCTATATTTATCATCTTCTCACAGGGCAGTCTTTTGCAGAACTGATTGCGACAGAAAAGGCACATATTATGAACCAAGCTGTTAAAATTCTCAACTTGTATGGTTCTTTCGCCGCCGACGCTTCCAGTGGGTATATCTGGAAACCTCGGTCTCCTGCCCTAAAAGAGAGGTCTCATGCAATATCTTACTACGTCTTAAAAGCACTACTCTTCTGCAATCTAAAATCCTTCCTGACCATGGTCAAATCACAGAAGTATGTACTACATGATCCAACTCCATTTGTTGAAATGATAGAGCACGAACTCTTCCACCATGGGTCTCTTTTCTGGAAGACGATGAAAACACAGTATGTGAGCTTTGTAAAGAACGGCACACGTCATGACACATCTTTACGCATGTCGTCTCTTGATATCATAGATGTCGTCGCATAAAATAGAAATGTTGAAATAATTTCGTATGCATATTTTTTTTGGTTTATATCAAACACAATATAAACATTGCATGGTGTATGTATGGTGGCAAAAATGAAAACTACTTAAGGATACCAGAGCTTAGTGTTGTATAATAAAAAGAACAATGGCATCCTCCAAGAAGTCCTCTGCCTCCAAGACCAAGAAGGCCGCAGCTACCAAGCCTGTTGCTGAACCTGTTACCCCTGCTCCTGAAAAGACGGAGGTAGTTGAGCCTACCACTGATGTGAAGACGGAAGAAGCCCCTGTCGCCGAAGAGTACACTTCTATTGTATCTGCTCTTGAAGAAGTGCAGAAGACGATCCGTGGTCTTGTGCAGAAGGTCAAACTCCTTAAGAAGGAAAATGACAAACTCCGTAAGCAGAAGACCCGTGGCAAGCGCGCTCAGGACGCTAACAAGCCTCCTCGTGCCCCCAGTGGTTTCGCCAAGCCCTCCAAGGTTTCGGACCAACTCGCAACTTTCCTCGGCATTGCCAAGGATGCTCTAATCAGTCGTACAGAAGCCACCTCTATCATTAACGAGTACATCAAGAAGAACTCTCTTCGTGATGAGGCTGACAAGCGTAAGATTATCCCTGACAAGAAGCTTTCCGCTATTCTCAGCGCCAAGAAGGGCGAAGAAGTGACCTACTTCAACATGCAGAAGTACCTTAAGCACCACTTCACCTCTGTGACTGCTGCCGCCTAATGTACTGTATAGTAATATCCTACAATTACTTCTATTCTTTTTCCACACAACTATTTCCTAATACCTATAGTAGTGCCGATACGGGAATTATGTTTCCAGAAGATTTGTCCAAAAGAAGATGGTGTTGCATAAAAAATTGACAAAATAATTGAGACACCAAAACACCATATATATCTTCAATACAAATCATCTCTGGGCTTTCAGACCTCTGTCGTCCATTTAAGACTTCCAAGGCACCTAAACGCGTCACTCATTAACTGAGTAATAAAGCATAATCACGATGGCATCTGTCCACAACATTGTCACTCCTAACGAGTTTGACATCAACAAGATTACTTACGGAACTGTAAAGCGTCTTGACAGTGGTGCCAAGAGTATTGGTGTGCTTTACAATGGTGCTCCTCTGGTGATGCAAATCCCTCTTATGCGTTGTCCCTTTGGTCTTGGAAAGTGGGAGAACAAGGATAACAACACGGTAAAGTACTCTATTGACCTTTCCTTCGCTGGTCGTGATGCCCGTCCGGTTCTTCAGCGGTTCTATGACAACATTGTCAATCTTGACGAGAAGTTCTTGAACGATGCTTTTGAGAACTGCAGCGAGTGGCTTGGGAAGAAGTACAACACGAAGGAGGTGGTTGAAGCTCTCTATACAACTACTATGAAGTATGCACGGGACAAGGTAACCAAGGAGTTTACGGACAAGTATCCTCCTACTTTCAAGACGACCATTCCTCTTACCAAGGAAGGCTCTTTCGCCTGTGAAACATTTGACAACAAGTGTAACCCTGTAAACCTCCTTGATATTGAGAGGAAGGGTGGTCTCAAGGGTTCCAACATTTCCGCAATCATTCAGTGTCAGGGCATTTGGGTTGCGGGGGCGAAGTTCGGGTGTGCATGGAAGATTGTACAGATGCAGATTTCCCAGCGTCCTGTAATTCGTGGTTTTGCAATCAAGAAGCTTGAGGATGATATTGGTATTAACGAGGATGATGCCAGTGACGATGGTGTCAGTGAGGCAGGAGACAGTGTAATCTCTGCCACGGAACTTGTAGAAGAAAATGATGATGATATTGTAGAGAGTGACGATGATGACGAAGAAGACAATGATGATATTGTGGAAAGTGATGACGATGATGACCTCGACGCGAAGCCCGACGCGAAGCCCGTAGAGGCGGAAGAGCAGCCGAAATCTGCCCCTAAGAAGGCACCTGTTGCAAAGAAGGCAGCGGTTCGTACCAAGAAGGCGACCGCCTAAACTCATGAGTTAAAACACGAATAAAATGATAGTATGTAATAGCGGAAGACAATATGAAAACAGAGAACGAAAATACTATGATGCATTGAATTCTTTTTCTTGTTTCATTGTGCAACATCATGTTTGCGGTTAAACAATGAGCAAAATAATATCCACGACATAGTAAGTAACATCTTACTTATAAAGATGGCTTGTAAGGAAGAAGTAAACTTTACGAATGTTGATATGCATGTAAATGACCTCGCCGATTTTGTATTTACCAAGAATATCAATAATGCAGAGATTGCTCTTGATTTACACGGCGTAGAAGATATCAAAGACCTCTTCTTTTTTTATTTGGATCTCTTTTGCAAAGGGTTGGTACTTCTTTTCGGCGACGGTCGCCACGTGAATGTAGAAGATATTACCTTGGAACAATTTGAGGTTATCCAGAAGAAAATGAAGTGTCTTGGTATCAATGTTATGTTGGATTTGCAGCCTGTGACAGAAGTCAATAGTAATATGCCCCAATACATATCATACATACGGGTGAAAAATCCAGAAGGTGTACCGATACCGCCGCCGCCACCCGATCCATCTCTTATCTCACAGATACAAAACGTACCAGGAGGCGGTCTTTCCCATACACCCCCACATATTAAAATGATGAAAGAGATGGACAACCCTTCACCAAGCGAAGAAACACCCACCATCGATGACAGTGAGATATCTATTTTCGGAGACCATAAAAGTGATCCACAAAAACAACACGAGGAATTTCTATCACATCTTGCTCTAAGTGATTTCAGTCTTAATATATGTACACCACAAATGGTGTATAATATCAGTTTTGATTTTACTATGACCATATAAGAGGTGGTGTGTCGCCTATGTAAAATTGATAAATAAGCTTAAGACTAAATCATTCTTTTTATTTACAGACTGATTACGTGAGTAGTGCAAGTGTCACAACAACATATACAGTCATGAAGACGATTATTGCTCTATGTGGTAAGAAGCGAAGTGGCAAAGATACTGTCGCGCACTTTCTTAGTACACAATATGGATATCAACACCTAAAACTCGCACAACCTCTTAAAGATGCGATGCATGTATTATTCGGATTTACGACAGAGCAAATGGAAACAGATGTAAAAGACACGGTAGACCTGCGGTGGGGGATTACACCACGGAGAGCCATGCAGTACTTTGGCACAGAAGTAATGCAGTATCATCTTCAAGAGGTCATTCCGAGTATTGAAAGAAATTTCTTTGTACATAGACTTATGCATCAGATACACCAATGTGAAAATGAGAAGGACAGCTCTTCGCCGTCGTTTGTTATTAGCGATATGCGGTTCATGCATGAATTTAATGCACTTTTGCAATTCTCTAAAGAAAGGGGGTATCATTTCAAAGTATTAGAGATTGTCCGTGGCAATCATATTCAAGGACCGAATTCACAGGAAAATACCCATAGTTCTGAAGTGGAATACAAAATGATCCCGAAAGACCATATTATCTTTAATGACGAGGGTATACCTCAACTCTATAAAAAAATGACAGCCATCCTTGGTAACACGATGGAGAAAGAGAAGAAGAATGATAGACGGGAACATTAATTGAATTCAATTACACGGGTCCCCTTATAAAGGTTCATGTTCTTTACGTTTGATTGGCTTAATTGTATCCTCTTTTTTCTACGCTGGACGACGACCCCTCCGTCTTTGGTAACAACTTCTTTCACCTTGATGTTTTTCTCATCCTTCTTTTTCTCTTGATTTTCTTTTTGTATCTTTAGCATGTCACTTTCAATTTCATCATGGTTCTGGACAATGTACTGTAGAAGATTATTTTGCAAAATCCATCGGAAGAAGTTTAATTGTCCTACTGTAGTTTCAATCGTCGTGCGTTGTTTCTTTTCATTTTCATAGGGAAATTCAATGCGGTCACGACGCCGGAAGGGGTCAAAAAGATGCTTGGAGTAAGATTTAAGTTGCGAACGGTAACTGAGATATACATTAAAATGGATTACGTTCTTATTCGCGTCTTTCAGAGGTACAATCGTATTATATTTCTTTGAATAGTTGGTAACAAACCAATCAATTAGCCGAAGACTGATGTCTGATTTCCCTTCTATAATATTGGCAACGGTGTGTATGGTATTGGTGATTTTTCCAGCATTGTTATTGGATGGAGGTGTAGCAATCGCCTTGGTAGAATAAAACTTTGTAAGAGAGTTCATTAAAAGATCTTTGGAACCTTTCATAGTATCCAAGAGATATCTGAGGTGTGTAATATTGTAAATAGTTAATGGCATAATCCTTAAGTCTTTACGTCTGTACAAAAATGAACGACATGTAGTAGTTTTTATATGGGTACGTTTATGAATAATATAGCAAGCATCATTCTCTTAGCATTCACCACCGATTTCAAGGGGGCGGCGGGTAGCGTCAGAGGCTTCGTAGCTGGAGTTGAGGAAGGGGCCCACAGATACCTTGGGGATCACGGGTTCCGAACGGAGCTGGAGGTTGGCGTTCTTAAGAGAGCTACCCACTGTGTTCACACCTACGAGGTAACCGGCGGAGAGGAAGTTCTGGTCCTTGACATCGCCCTGACCAGCGGGGTTTACTTGTGCCCACTTGCTGTTGGCGGCATCCTTGGGGAGCAGATCTTCGGCAGTAAGACGGTCCTTGGGGAAGCAGTCGCCGGGGAGTTCTTGGGTTTCAAAGTCCACGTTGCGCCAGTCCTCGTTGTCTTCTTCTTCGGCGGGAGCAACACCGTTGATGTTTCCGGAGGCACCTCCTTCCTTGGCGGTATCCACGTGGTTCACAGATGGGGCACCAACTTTGTTAGCGGGAAGCGTCTCTTCTTTTTCAGTGGCAACTGTAGAGTTCCAGAACTTTTCAGCTGTCTGAACAGTTTGTTTCTTGTTGTAGTAAGTGATAAGCATAAACAGGATGGCGGCAGCTGCAACTATAAGAAGCCCACGGAAAATTGTGTTCTTGTCCATATCTTTTATTATTACCCACACAAAATAATTTACGGTAGTATGGGTGGTATAATTGGGTCAGTTTTAACAATAAAATGTTAGTTCTGTTCTTCTGACAGGGAAACAATATATTCTCTCATCTTTTTCCATTCTTGCATCTGTGCATCAATCATCTGGAGATACATAGATTGTATATTCACTATCTTTGTATGCATCCGTTTGCGTTCTTTCTGCAAGAGTTCTTCTTCATATTCTCCCATGGGAAGTTGTTGAAGTGCATGATTGTCTTCTTTGTCATGTGGTTCATATACTGACTCTCTCATTTCCCTGACAGTCCATTCTACGAAGAACTTTTGTTTATAAAATCGCAAGTTCTTCATTGCGAGTTTCAAAAGGATGCGATTGCCAACATTCATACTAAGGTCATCGTCTACATCCACAACTTTTAGGCGGATGAGATACCCATGTTTCTTATCATAGATGATACTGTTCACATAATACTCTTCTATAATCTTGGAGTTCATGCGGTTCTCAAACCATGTGTCACAGTTCTCTTGAACAATTTTAATAACTTGCTGATTAAGATCATGCAAAGCACTCATGTTCTTACGACCGTCCTTGATATATACATACTTCTCCGCCTCACTAAGATCACTCACTTTTACAATCAGAGCATTCTCAAATGTAAAATAGTAAGATGTATTGGGATTAAGAGATGCGTAGATATTACTTGTATACGTGCCATTTTCACGGCGGCGAGGACGCTTAATGATAAACTTGGGGTCTTGCGAAGGTTCATTCGTCTCCGTATTCCCTATAGTCGCAGTTTGCGGTTGTTCTTCAGAGGTATACTCGTTCTCAAGATTTGCAATGTCTTCGTCTACTTCCTCTGCCATTTCGCCGTCCACTGCTACATCTGTGTCACCTGTATCACCTGCTACATCTGCGTCACCCGTATACATATTTTCATCTTCTTTCATGTATTTGGGGTTTTGATTACCATAAATGTCGTCTAACTTTTCCATTTTGTATGTACATATCATTATTTGTCTTTAGGTTTCAACGCGGATGTGGTTAAGAATAAGATTTCCCTCTGAAATGTAAAGGACCGCGTGTGGTAGAAATATGGCATCTTCACCGGAACTACATACCCCCTCTTTTCATATTCCAAAAATGCCTACGTCTTCTAAAAACTTCGTTACCATACTTCTAAACAAGTTCATGGATGTATTGATGGAAGAGATGACAAAGGACCAAATGAAAGTAACCATACAAGAAAAAGTTATATCTCCCATGATTGTTTTGTTGTATAAACAGTTATATCCCTATATATACACCATTGTTATTGTGATCTTCCTAATGTTTATAATGCTTATTGTATTACTGGTATCTTTCATTATATACTTAAGAAAATGAGTTGTATAATAATTAAGAAACACCGCCTTCTTCTCTCTTTGTTGCTTTAAAGATACGATATCATGGACGTGCGTTATATGGAAAAAATCAAGCAATGGGTAGAATACGACAACCGCATTCAACGAAACAAAAAGGACATTCAGACCGTGGTGGAAAAGAAAAAGGACGTAGAAACAGAACTTTTGGATTATGTATCGTCGCAAAAAATGGACCGGTTCACCATTAATATCAGTGATGGGAATATTAAATTTACCAAGATGAATGTAAAACCCCCTCTTACACAAAAAGTATTGCGAGACACTCTTCAGGATTATTTGGCGGAGAAAGATATTAGTATGGATATTGAGGACTTTCTTCAATACATGAATGAAAAAAATGAAACCAAGACAAAGTATATTATGAAGCGTGATATCAAGACATCTTCATCCTCTGCTGACCAATAATAATTTTTATGGTATGCTTACATGTATTAGTAATCATAGTCTTCTTCGTACTCCCGAGCACTCCCGCCAAAGAAATTTTCCTTAAGAGAACTCGCGGAGTTTTTGTACAACCATCTGGTAATGTTATCCACCATATTCTTTTTGAATGCTATGGTCTTCTCGGTATATACGTCAAAATCATTTTGTACTGTATTAGCGAAAGTATCAACAATGAAATTGATGGTGGAACTATACGTTGATTTCCACGTTTCAAAATCTACACGAGGTGAAACAACGGCGGCAATAACACGGGCTGCGTCTGCGTCTCTTTTCTCTATCCGCGTGTATTCTTTGTTGCATGTAAGAGGCTTCTCTTCAATGCTATAGACAACCTTGTTGGTGTCTTTGTCTCTCTTTATTCTCAGCATAGTTAGAGGTATAATTTATACACAGTTCAAAGCTTAAAGCTATTATGATTTATAATAATCAAAAGACTGGGGTAATCTCTAAATACTTGCAGTATGGGTAGCCAACATCAACATAATTATCTACAGGCAGCACTCTTTGAAGAGCCTCAGGATAATTCTTCTTCACTATATGCTTCAGACGATCTATCTAAAACTATCAATTTTTTCAACAACTATTATGAAACGCTTAAAACAAAGACACCTGTGCCATCTATTTCCAATGGTTCAATGAAGTATTACAATATTTCATCGCGTGTAAATAACTTGTATACAGATAACTATGAAAAGTTCGAGAGCACATGGAACGACCTTCTTAACAAAGAAAAGGCGTGGTATGAAAATAACACTGGAAGAGTACAAGAAGAAGACGAGTATATTTTGGATGATGTACAAGAACTTTTGGAAAGTGTACCCTTCTTTGATTTTATGTACCTATTTATGGAACACACCGTTATGAAAGATAAAGTCTATGTATAAGAGAAAGAAGACACCAGCTAACACTATTATACACATATTTTTACAACATTTACGAATGATACAAAAATAAATGTTTATTTAGAATATAAAAGATATATGGTTGATAAGATGAACGCCTCTGCACCCGTTGAAGTAAAAGGTAACCCCTCTTCGTTTGCCCCTAACGCAGCCCCTGTGTCTGGTGGCGCTCGTTGTGCCAAGAAGGCTCCCGCTGCTGCCAAGAAGGCTCCCGCCAAGAAGGCCCCTGCCGCCAAGAAGGCTCCCGCCAAGAAGGCCCCTGCCGCCAAGAAGGCTCCCGCTAAGAAGGGTGGTGCATTCGCTGACGCTCAGTTCGGTGATGCTATCAACTTTAACGTAAAGAAGGCTGCCCCTACTAACGCGTCTATCAAGGAAGGCGGCTCTTTCTTTACCAATGCCGCCACCCTGAACGCCAACGCCGCCCCTAAGGCTAACGCTGCCCCCAAGGCTAACGCCAACGCTGCTTCCCCCAAGGCCGGTGGTTCTTTCGCCGCTGACCTGAAGGGTCTCGCTGTGCCTTTCGCCATCATGCTTGCAAAGCACGGTGTAACGGACATGGTTGACAAGAAGAAGGCTGCCAAGGCGGCTGCCAAGGCGGCTGCCCGTAACGCCCCTCGTGCCACCGCTACTCAGAAGGGTGGTGCATGTGGTGCTTGTGCACGTGGCGGTTCCAAGAAGGGTGTGAACGCTGCCGAAGCCGGCGGCAATGCTTTTGGTGCTGCTCCCAACGCCAAAGCTCTTAAGAAGAACTTCACTTCTCTGTCTGCCCAGATTGACGCATTCCTCGCCATGCACTAAGAAAAATAAAGAGGACGGTGTTAAAGTCTAATTAGCACATGATACGTCGTATAATACTTTCTCAATTTCATCATTGTACATCACTTTAAGATATTGTTTTTGAACCCATAGGTGTGAATAACATTCTGCATCATGGAAAGAATATCCACTCTTCAAACATTTAATCTTAAACATACACCTGTCAAAGAACGCATCGTCTTTTTCACCTTCGCTTTCTTTGCGGAAGATATAATGTGTACCATTGTCTGAAAACAAGAATACCATGGTTAGAAAGAATATACCACGCGTGTGCAGCTACCCAGTGTGTAAAATTACGAATTTATTTCTTTAGTAAAAATAATAGGACACAAATAGAATGACTACGATTACTTCAAATAATGTGATTACCCAACTTCTTGATTTCACGATCCCAGAGGAATACAAACCGTTCCTTGATGATATTATGAGGGTAGCTTCTATCCAAATTACAATTCAATTTTTGTACTACATGAACAGCAATGGGGTTATTCCTTTCTTCTCTCTTGATTTCTTCTTCATGCTTCTCTATATTATCCTTGGTGTCTGTGTTTACTGGATGATAATTAAGAAGTTACTTCTTCTCAAATAAGTATTCCGTTGCATCTATCATCATGACCGACCACAACTATACGGCTCTTGGCGAAGATGTCTTCAGTGATACTGAATTTTTCTTTTGCTATCGCAATCATGACGATAGTAGTCACACACGCCCCTCTAAAACCGTTTTCAATACATTGTTTCATTTCTATACATCCCACGGTAAAAACATTGCAAAAGAAATTATCTCGGCACCTATCACAGACATAGATACATTATACGAACGCCAAAAAATATTGTATGGCATCTCACGCATATCATACAAAAATAAATATCTACTCCAACACTTTAGAAATGTCTCCGCAAACAATGATAGAATGGAACAGATCACATCTGCGGAAGTAGCAAGTACATACAAAGATGTGCTATACTCATGGCGGTATTTGACACATGGAAATAAATATCCGCTACTGGTCTACGCATTAAATATATATCGCATGATTGTATCGCCAATTACAGGCACTCTTTCTCCCCTCTCGTATCTATTAACACCCTATCTCGTAATGTGGGTTAAATTCGGCGTTCGTATGGATCCTCGCATATTCATACAACTCTTTTTAGTAACAATACGCCAACAACCAAAATATTGGATCATCCTCTCCGTAGGCGTGAGTATCTTCATGTATCTACAAGGCATCTACAATAGTATAGTGATTGCATATACCATCCATACAAAGCTTCAACAACTCTCAGAGTATGTACAAGCTATAGTATCTACACTCAAGAGTGCATATATTATCAATACAACATTATGGAACTCCCAAATCCCCAAAACATTTAGAGACGCATGTTTCACACTCCTCTCTGATGTGGAAGAAAGAAAGTACATACAAAGTCTTCCTCGCAAAATAGATTTAGAATATCAATTCAAGACTTGTGGGCTCCATACATCTATGGGAACTCTTGTACATACTTTTACAACATTGCGAGAAAACGGGGCCATCATAAAATCTATTATGACAAAGACACGTATATTGGATGCTCTCTATGCATTTGCGGCTCTTCCTAAAGACAAGTATGTATATACAGAGTTTGTCAGAGATGCTCAATATCCATTGTGTATAATGAAGGATGTAAAACATCCCGTGCTTTCAAATCCCGTTGGTAACAATGTATCTATAAACAGAGACGCACCCCAAATGATTATTACCGGTCCAAATGCCGGTGGCAAAAGTACCATGGTCAAAACCATCCTTATTAATATTCTTCTCTCTCAAACTATCGGTATGGCATATTGTCGTCACATGACTTTGGTACCATATCATTGTATCCATACACAGATGAATATTCCAGATGAAAAGGGACATGCTTCTCTTTTTGAAGCAGAAATGCATAGATGCAAAGAAAAGTTAGACATACTTCAACGACTATCAGAGCATCATAAAGCACTCTTTGTCATGGATGAAATATTTAACTCTACGAATTATGTGGAAGGGGTTTCTGGTGCTTATGCGATTATCAAACGTCTCGGGACAACCCCGTCTCGCAACACGACAGTAATCTTCACGACACACTACGGTTATCTCACCAGTCTTGAAACTATGCATCCACGATGCTTTATAAATTATCGCATGAATGTACAAACATCTCCAGACTTTTTGTTTCCATACAAGTTGGAAAAAGGCATCTCACAACAATACATCGCTCTCGAACTTTTAAAAAGAAATGGTTTCCACAATGAAATTGTAGAGGATGCCCTCACTATCAAGAAAAGTGTTGCGGAAGCGAGTTTGGAGATGACAAATAATATTATGGGGAGAGAACAAACATGATAAAGTTAGACGCTCGTACGCACATGATAATCCTTTTGGTGTTTGGAATGATCTTTGTAAGTTTCTTCCTATATACCACTATTAGAACTCTTCGTCGTCTCCAAGAACAGGTGCAGGACATACAAGAGGAGTTGGAACATGTGAAGGGTATGAATACCTGGGCTGCCCAGTGTCCCGTTCCTCCTCCACGTCCTCCTGTTCCTACACCCCCGCCTACGGTCCCTTCTGAACCAGTAGAAGAAGATGTAGATGTTCGCCAACTCAATGAACTTGTAGATAATGTTGAACGCATGACGGAAAACGAAGCCGCCGTAGAAATGGAAGAAGTAAAACCTGCTACTACAGAAGAAGCTGATATGGTAAATGGTCCGGGTGAAGAGGTTGTTGACGTAGATATCTCTAATCTCTCTGGAATGAAAGTAGAAGAACTCCGCGAAGTATGCAAGAAGATGGAACTAAATACAAAAGGCACGAAGCAAGAACTGCTACAACGCATTCAAGAGTTTGTTGAAGTAGATAACAAAAAATAATCTTCGTAACAAATAAATACTTACATCGCTATCTCAATGTCGTCTTCTCTTAATGTATCGGACAACAAGTATGCTAACTGCCCTCCCCGCATGGCAGACGGCCGCCACTTCACAGATTACCGCCCTCGTTGCTACCAGCAGTACTCTGAACGCTACTCCAATGGCATTCAGAGCAGCTTTGACTACCGCATGTTCCTCACCCGCAATGCCACTGATATTATGATGAAGAACGCCGCCGAAGCTTACAACGTCAACATGTGTGGACCCTGTGTATCTACCGCTGTTCCTGAACTTACCAAGCAGACATGCGATGACCGTGTGTGCCGCTTTGATCTCAACAACCCTTACGGTCTCGGCGTAGGACGCAAGTAGCCACCTCCATCTATTTTTTGTACATACTTCTCTCATAACAACATATTCAAGACACGTGAATATAATAATTTTGTATATCTACAATAAGATTAATACCCTCATTGTATTATTACCATGTCACAGAAACAAACACATGATATCATTGTAAACGGAAAGATAGATGTTGCTCTGAAAGATCGGAAGATACGCTACATCGCAGCTTGTCCCGCGGAACACCTTACCAACTACAGTGGGTCTGGTCTTCCCTACAGCAGCCCCGCCCAAGCTTTTGAAAATACACCAAACCAGGGAACCGTGGAAGTAACAAATGGTAAATTTCGTATCCCACTGCGTTTCCCCAATTCGTACTACATGAACCTTGGTACAGATATTGTACCACCTACTGTCTTTTTAACGTACACAACCTCAGAAGGAAAAGAGATACATGATAGCATTGTTATTAGCGAAGGCATCCCCTATCGCACTCTTACATACCCCGATAAACGCAAAGAACAACAACAAATGTTTTACAAAGATGGTTGGGCAATGCCTGTACGTACTCAAGAACAAATCCTTCGCCAATCGCAGTACCCCGCTCAAAACACAATGCCCCGTAATCATTGGGGCGTGAAACCACCTCTCTAAAACAACAGCCGTTGAATTATAACTGTGCAAATGTATTACTCTGTATTGTCATTTTTATCGTCTGATTTCCCTATGAAAATAGATTAATGCCTTACGAATACACAAAACAATAAAGAGTTTGCAGTAGGTACAAAAAATAAAAAAGTTTTTATCCTCTCTTAGATCTTGTTGTCTTCATTTCTACAATGGATGCAAAACAAAAATAATTTTTTGTACCTACTTCAAAACATTAAGTGGTAATCTTGTTTTCTGAATCAAGAGGATCCATTGCTTCAAATGTCACCCCTGCTTCCGAAGCACCAGATGTTGCGGTACTTTCTTCCTCAGTTTGTGTAATGGATGGACGCAAGTAGTCTTTGCTAAGGATATTGCTGTATACCGAGGGGAAAGACGAAATCTTTACACTATCCATATCAATATCCATGTAGGTATTCTTTTTCAGTTCCATAGACTGCAAAGCCTCTTTAGAAAGAGCCTTTGTGGTAGTACAACTGTCCGTATTCATAAGATTGAATTTGCTCTTAATCGCATTCAAATCATCGGTGGAGATGGTCTCCAAGAACGTCTTAGAGGTCGTATCAAAGATACTACGGTACATTTCACACGTCTTTTCATTATAAGAGGGTAGCGATTTATCCCAACAAGCACAAAGCTCGTCTTTGGGGTTTGCAGTACAGAAAGCATTGATTGCCTCCCTGCAATCCCTGGGGGCATTGAGTACCGCGTTTGTATTACTCCAGTCTGTAATGGTGGGACAAGCCGCTTCTACGGTACTATTGTAGGGACACATGGTCTTTTGTTTTAATGCAGATACCAATGCATTGTAGTCATTTGTCAGTTCAATAAGATTATTGTTTGTCGCCTTTGTGTATTCTCCATATATATGCTTGTAAATAACACTTATCTCGCTATCTACAAATGCCTTAGGGATAACACCAAAGGAGTACATACTTCCCTTCCAGTTTCCAAAGCGGTTGATAACCATCTCTTTGTTGCTGAATGTAACATTGTTATCCTTGGTGACAATGTCAGCAATCGTATACAACTTCTCGGAACCTCCTTGCATATATACAACGCGAAGGGTATCCACTTCTTTGATGATGAAGAAGAAAGTAGGTACATTCTTGTCAAGCACAAACTTTCTGTCATTGGCATTAAGCAGACACTCGTAGCTCTTGTTATCATCCAGATAGCGTAGTACTAATTCTCCCCGCTGTACATTGTCTACCACTTCTATACTGTTTGCACGAATAAAGAGAGCGATGCCGTTGTTATTCCCGCTATTCGCATAAAGTTTAAGAAGCTCAATCTCTTCATTGTTGGTGGAAACAAATTCGCCATGCTTTATGCAAGTAAAGATGGTAAATGTGTTCTGAAGACTAATTCCCAGTTGGTTCGTAAGAGGACCAATAAGACGGTTCTTTCCGAAATGTACACCACTTGCCTTTTCAAAGATGGGGGTGTTCTCAAATTCAAATACCTTGTTTTGCAGCGTCTTACAAGCAGTCTCTCCCTCTTTGTATGCAACATTTACCCACTCATTCGTTCCCACGTCAAGACTGTCTTTTGTAAATACAGAAAGATATACATTGTGGGTATTTGCAATTGCACTGTAATCTTCTACTACGACCTTTTCTGTGGGAAGTGGAGCATCAGCAAAACTCTCCACGGCATTCTTGTAATATACTTTGTAGAATGCATAGGCGGCGAGGAATGCGACAGCGGTTCCCATAATGTATACATCCGTATGGTTGTATGTATTATAAGACATTACCAGATACACGATTACAAATACCACAAATATATATATGAACCAATATGCAGCGTTATTGCCCAGCATAGTCACCTATGTCTTGTGTTTATTATATACAACTAATTTTTTATACCACTAAATAAAGAACCATAAAGAGTATCATGTCTCACGAAACTGCCACTGATATTAGAGTAATCAAGGTGGATACCGCGCCCATGTTTGATAATGCGGTGGAAAAAGGTGCCACAGGTCCCGTTGCTGCCGAGGCCGCCAAAGAGGCAGTCCCTCTTCCTGCTGAGATTGAAACGATTGACAAGGAAGGCACTTCTTCTGTAGGCGACCTCATACATATTATGGGAGGAGCTGCCCGTCGTAAAGCATCCCAGCCAAAAAGTGAATCCGAGTTCTCGTTAAGGTCTGATACGTCTAGTGATTTTGAAAAGGAAAAAGAAGAGGAAGATGAACTCTCTGATATCTCAGCACTCTCAGATGCATCTCATTCCTCTGTTTCAACAACTGATCTTCTCGGAGCAGACCCCCTCCTTCTTGTTCTCAGCCAATTTTTTGTGAGCAGCAAAGACAAGAATAAAAACATCACTGATGCAATTTACGATCTCGCGGATGCCATGAAAGCACTTGCAAAAAAATAATATACATTGTTACTCTGTTATTTCATATTGAAAGCGACTTCTATGAATAAGATACACCCTCCCCTGCTTCTCTTGTTTTGTATCATTTAAAAGTTGTTGTTGGAGTTCGGTGTGATGGATCATTTCTACTTCCTTTCTGTTTTCTTCTAAGATTTGCCTAATAAATTTGTAGGCAACGTTTGTATGCTCATAACTCTTAGCACCCGTAATAATCGTGTTCCCAGACTTGAATACTGCAATGGTAATCTTTTTACACATATTACTTTGATTACGACGTGTTTTTACACCACAATATTCGTCACACCTACACACACCATCATTGTTGGCATTGTAGTAGTAAGTGATTTTAACACCTGGGTAGATACATGGTTCGTACGAGCATTCGTGTGCAGAGTAATCCCGTTTCATAAGTCTGTACAACTTGTCTTGCTTTACAGAAAAACCGACGCTGAAATCACTATTAATAAGATGTACGGTATAACCTACATTTTGTAGCTTCGTCTTATCACTTACAAGATTAGGGTGGTCGTCAACACACTTCTTGATAATTTCAATAAGCTTATCAATCAACATCTTTCCCTGTTCAATCTCACGAATTCCAGTAATTTGTACAACACCGTTTTTAAATACCTTTACATTCATCTCGCAAACCCCAAGAATACGATAGATCAACGTCACCTGATTATCAAAGGGTTTGTTGTTCTGGTTCCGTAGACCATTTGGACGCAACGCAACTGTGTTTATTGCCGACATCTTTGTATTCTTTGGCACACGCTTCGTTTTCTTTTTGGGATTAAACCCCTTCATATTTGTATCGGACGTGTTCTTGCCATATTCTACATAGATGATGCCATCTTGTAACGGCACAGAAGGTTTTGATTCATTGGCTTTTTGCACATTAGCTGCCTGTTTTCTTGAACCACTACCTACCACCTTCGTCTTCACCGGACCGTACTCTACAATAGGCAAAATATTATACAGTTCTGTCAATGAAATAAATGGCTCCGTGGTTCTTTCTTCCAAGAGGGTATCTGCATTAATAGAACCCACTGCAGTAATAGTACTTACACGATAAGGAAGTTTATCCATGATGTAGGTATTACAAATTATTAGCAAATGATGCCTATCACACGTCTCTTTATATGCCGGCTTATCTCCTTATGTACTCATTCCTTTAAGTAATAATCATACTTGCCTTCATGAAGAAAATCAAATTTTACATGTTGCATTTCATTAGGCATTCTTTGAAATCTGAACGAGATAACGGACATCTTCATCAGACATGTATATCACTCTCCACTCTTCTTGAGTAATCGCAACAGGTTCATTTTTGTAGATACTATTCTTCATCAACATTTTTTTTGCAATTTCCATAAACGTTTCCAGACCATTCTCAAGAATAGTGTCAAACACATGTAGGCTATTATTTACGAATATTGGCACCCAACCACCAAATTGTTTCTTGAAACAAACCGAAGATGCACCAACCGTAAATATGAATAAGTTTTTTTCCATGTCCACATGCACATTCTTGTTACTTGCACCCCCCACTGCCGCCGGCTTTACGGCATTACGGAAACAAGAGAACATAATGCAAACGTAGTCGTTCTTATCACAGAGAAAAACAAACTAAACAAATGTTTCTTTCATTTTTTTTGAGTAAATACGACTAATGTTTTTACTTACTTGCGAGAAACACGCTTTGTAGTACTACTTACCGCCTTCTTTTTGGTAGTCGCTGTCTTGTGGTCATTCATTGCCGCGAGTCGTGCATTATAATATGTATCATAAGCCTTGTCAAATTCATTCAAGTCATCCATCCACATGCTCTCTTTGGTTTTCTTTGTAATTTCTTCATGCTTGTTGCGACATGTCTCAATCTCTCCATTCAGCTTGTCCACCTCATCTTTGGTTTGCTTGTAGATAGGAATTTCAATGAGGTAGTTATATCCTCCGGATGTTCCATTCTTCTCCACCTTCATGTACTCACGCTTTTCCAAAGTATCTTCCAACTCCTTCTTTGTAAGAGAAGATACGTCAATGACTTTAGCAATTGTCTCTTGGATAAAGCGGATGCGATTTTCCTTCACTGCAATATCGTTCTCCAATTCTTGAAGCACCTTTTCCTTACGCAGACCATAGTACTTGAGACGTGTTACATAATACTCATCAATGATGTCGCCTACTGTGTCATACTTCTTAATTTGCCCATCGGAATTGAAGAGATACATATTGTTAGTTCCCAGACCCTTGGTTTTTACGAGCTTGAATTTGTTTTCAAACTCCGTGAAACCATTGGCCGCCGTCTTCATCAATGCATCTACGGCACTACCAGAGTTGAAATGGAGTGTAAAGTCCACATGCGTGTGTGTGTAATTGCTGTCATACCCCTTCAGAGGAGTGTTCTTTTCATCCAAAATTTTCTCCAGTAGTACCTTGAAGTCTTCAGTCCAGAACCCCACAGGCAATTCCGTCACACGTATTTGCGTACTGTTAATACGTTCAAAGCATCCTGTGCTCTGCCACTTTGCGTCTTTGGCTGCAGTATCACCATCTTTTACAATGTTGCCACGGAAACCACAGTACCAAGGAGCCAAGTCCATGGCCGGTGTCTCACCCCTCAGTTTCTCACGCAAAATACGCACAATTTCTTTGGGATTAAAACAGGGGACGTTGGTACTGAACCCTGTCCCAATGCCAAGAGCTCCATTGATTAATACCATGGGTACAACGGGCATATAGTAATCCGGCTCTACCTCATCTCCATCATCCACGCGGTAATTCAGAAGTTTCATATCTTCCTTCTTAAAGATGGCATTCACAATGGGTTCAAACTTCGTAAAGATATACCTGGGTTGCGAGGCATCACTACCCCCTTGAACACGGGAACCAAATTGTCCAATGGGCATCAATAGATTGATGTTATTGGAACCCACGAAATCCTGAGCCATGCCTACAATCGCCCCTTGCAAACTCGCTTCCCCGTGGTGGTATGCCGCATTCTCGCTAACATAACCGGCGAGTTGTGCAACCTTAATTTCCTTGTCATAAATCCCCTTCTTGAAGCAACCGAAAGCAATCTTGCGAATAGATGTCTTAAACCCGTCATTAATGTTGGGAATAGAACGTTCCAAGTCGTAGTTGCTAAAGTGCTTCAACTCGCGATGCACGAATTCGTCGTAGAAGATTGTTTTCTCGGCACTATCCAAGATGGCATTCTTGTCGTATACACCCAACCATTCTTTACGATCATCCGCACGTTTCTTGTTAAACGCGAGATCAAGGGCATCATCCGAAGCTTTCCCGTTGTGCTTGTAATCCACGGTCTTTAGCTGCCGGAAATATTCAATTGCCTCTTGCTCCGTGGAAGTACCCAGACCCTTGTAATACTTAATCTTCCATCCACGAACATCACCTTCGCGTCCTCTTACCCATTCTTCAAAGTCACTCATGGTATAGAACGACACCACCTCCGAGCCCTTCGTCACCTTCACAATGGGTGTCAACATACATGTCAAGAAATGTTCCTGGTCCTTCATAAGAGATGGCCAGAGACTATGGAACATATTGAAGATCAGCCCCTTAATATGAGAGCCATCGTAGTCACTGTCTACCATAATCATAATTTTTCCGTAACGCAAATCATCCAATGTCTTGTACTTCTCACCATTCTTCAGACCCAGAATTTTCTTGAGGTTTGCCATTTCTGCGTTCTCGGAGATCTTGCTGTCTGTGGCATCTTTTACGTTCATCAGCTTCCCCCTAAGAGGGAAGACCCCGTAAGCATCGCGTCCTACCTGACTGAGACCCGCGATGGCCATCGTCTTAGCGGAGTCACCCTCCGTAAGAATGAGTGTACACTTTTGACTCTTGTCAGTGCCCGCCCAATTCGCGTCATCAAGCTTGGGGATACCACGAAGTGTCTTCTTCTTCTGCCCATCCGTTTTCTTGAGTTCCTTTTGACCATGAAGTGCACTGATTTCCAGAATTTTATCAACAATACCACTCTTGTATAGCTTCTCAATAAACTTGTCACTCACCTCTGCCTTGCTCCCGAACTTTGCAACCGGTGTTGTAAGCGTCTCCTTGCTCTGGCTATCAAACATTGGGTTTACAATCACACTCTTAACAAAGATAAACAGGTTGTCCTTCACAGCCTGTGGCTTAATAACCACATTCTTGTTCTTCTTTGTAATCAATTCAGTGAGCTTCTTGACAATCTGGTTTACGATATATTCCACGTGCTTACCACCGCGCAAAGTCCAGATGCCATTCACGAAACTAATTTGCTCAAACCCGTTAAAGTCATTGTAGGATGCAGCAATTTCCCAACGGTCATTGATTTGCTCGTAAACACGGACCTGTTCTTTCTTGTCACCGAGATAGAGATCCACATATTTCTCAAAGTTCTTGTAGTCCAGCTTCTTATCATTCCAATATACCGTTACATCCTTGCCAGTAACGGCACACATGTCATATACACGCTTCTCCATCAACAGATACATGTCGTCACTAATCCCCTTGGGGCTCTTGCCACCCGCACCCTTGAACAAAGAGAAGTTGGGAAGGAACCGGATAGTCGTATACGGCTTCTTCTTGCACTTTGTAATCTTGGGCTTGTTAATAACAGTCATGCCATTTTCGTACCGCTGAATATAATGCAACTGACGCACCGCATCCACGGTTTCTACTTCAAACCACTGTGAGAAGATGTTTGTTGCCTTG